TTATTTTCGTCGATTCGAATCATCGAGAAGTCTATATACGATGTACAACCCAATCAAGGAAGCCCCTCCGAAAAATACTTGTGCGACTACCGGCAATTGCTTTTTAGAAGATACGTAGACCGGAGGCTGGTCAGGTTTATACGGCAGTTTTGAAAAAAGGTTTGAGTGGTGGTCACCTTTGTGTATCTGATACACATCTTCTTTCGGTATCAATTCCATTCTATGTATATACTAAACCTAAGAAGAATTTTTCGTGAAAATAAAATTCAAATAGTCATCCACCACTTCGTTTCCATATTTGAATAACTCTAAAGGTTTCGGCCGGATGATCAAGTACATTCCCGCACTTCTGTATGTATAGTAATGTTCGGAATGCTGGATTTCCCGAATAAATAGATTATCGATATAACTGTACACATTGCTGCTGTTGTTTTTGATTAACAAACTTTTCAACAATTCCTTTTTCTTGAGCAGTTTTTGCATTTTCTCAATTTCCTCCGTTCGTCTTTCGTTCAGAACATTGTCGGTGGCAAACGATTCTTGCTCTTTGTTCCACTTGAACATGATGTATCTTATATTATTTTTCACGTCCTTGTAATCCATAATCAAGTTCTTTTTATGGTGGTCGATTTTTTTGATAAACGAAAAAATATTGATGTTCGAAATGACCGGGTTCATCAGCTGGACTTCATATGGGATAATATTGTCGTTGTAATTATTTTGAATCGTCATGATTTTCTTTTCGGTATCGCTCATCTTTTCCAGTATCAATTTACTTTTTTCTTGTCCGTCTTCAACAAACAGATAATGGTTTCTCGTCATCTCCACGGAAATCCCTAATTTATCATACTGATTGGAAATGCTCAAATAAATAGCCGCTTTGGCTTGGAATTTCATGAAATTATTTATAGTAATACTGACTGTTAGCAACGCATTCAATACGGAAAATACATAGCCGCTCCATCCGATAGAGGTCATGAAAGGTGCAACCACGGTCATTGTCCCCGTCATGAAAATGGCAGGAACCATCAAGAAATTGAATTTCTGTTCGGTCACCCGACTGGCCTGTTTGAATATATGTTTTTGGCCTTTCAAATAAGTCAATAAGATATCAATCTCGCTGGATAACTGCAGTTCTTTTGTATAGTGTTTATTCAACGAATCTTCTACTTCCTGATACGTTATTTTTCTGAATGTTTTTTTTTTCGATCCAAAACTCTGCTCTAGTTCAAGACTGTCGTCATAATCCGAATTCCCATTGGATGAACATAACGACATGGTGAGCGGACTATTGCTGTAATATTTATCTTCCGACCCATCTGCGTTCGGTTTCCGTTTCCATGAGGAATTACGTTCTTGTTGATTTTTTATACATTCTAATTCCAATGCTAATTTAGTGGCGAAATGATCATTTGTCCTGTCTTGCTTATACACGTCGTCGAGAGACATGGATTCAGAACCTACTAAATCATTTGTTTCTTTTTCTTTATCCACTATTTTTGTCTCGTGGTGTTTCATGACCCCTTTTTCAATGTCCAGAAATACTTCAGAAAAACAATCGTCATCTGCAATACTTTTTACTTCTGGTGTATCTGTCATATATAACGTTATATGATAGATTATTATTTTTTTCGGGCGGCTGATACCGGTAATAAAAACGAATTAAAATGCGGCCATGAGTTTGAACACATCTTCATCCATCTCTTTGTTCGCTAAAGCATAGGCGGAATTCGTCCGCTCAAAGAAATTCACCTTTTGGTCAATACTGATCAATTCCATGAAATCAAAAGGGTTCGAGGATCCGAATATTTTATCGTATCCAAGTTGCAGACACAATCGATCCCCAACAAATTCAATATATTGGTTCATCATTTTCGCATTCATGCCTATTAGGCGGCAAGGCAATGCATCGGTAATAAAAGACTGCTCGATCTGTACCGCCTCTTTAATAATAGTATGGATTTGCGTTTGCGATAATTTATTTTCTAACTTGGAATATAATAGTATGGCGAATTCAGTGTGAAGAGCTTCGTCTCTGGAAATCAATTCATTCGAGAAAGTCAAGCCGGGTAGTAGGCCTCTTTTTTTAATCCAATAAATAGATGCAAAAGAACTGCTGAAAAAGATTCCTTCCACGCAAGCAAACGCAACCAATCGAGTCGCAAAATTACTTTGTTTGTCCTGAATCCATTTAATTGCCCAATCTGCTTTTTGACCGATACAACCTACCGTCTCTATCGCCTTGAATAATCTATTCTTTTCAGTCGAGTCCTGGATAAAGGTATCAATTAAAATACTATACATTTCGCTGTGAATGTTCTCCATCGCGATTTGGAATCCATAAAATGCACGAGCTTCAGACAACTGAACATCCGACATGAATCGCACGGCTAAATTTTCCAAGACGATTCCATCACTCGCGGCGAAAAAGGCCAATATCATCGAGATGAAATATTTCTCATCTTTATTGAGTTTTTCCCAGTCCATCAAGTCTTTCGAAAGATCGACCTCCTCCGCTCTCCAAAAACAATCCACTTGCTTTTTATACATTTTCCAAACCGAGTCGTCTTGTATCGGAAACATGACGTATCTGTCGTTTGTTGCTTGCAGCAGTGATTCGTTCTGGTAGGGAAGATGAGTGGTAGGAGTTGTCATGGAAGTTCCTAAATAAAATGGAAGGATATTTTTATATTCTTTTTTATAAGGGTTTTACAGATTTGTGTTTGAGGATATCGAGTAAGTGTGTCGTCGTGGGAAATTCTTTTCGTCCATATATGTCTTGTAGCAGCAACCATTCAAAAAGTCCGCCAGTATAAATAAACACATCTTTTATGCCCAACTCTTTCAGTTGTGACGCTTTTCGGTACGGTGTTTCGTCTTGGGAATTTTTGCCATAGACGATGATTCTTCTGTCTGGAATAGTCGAGTTATGTAGCATTTCATTTAAAATCGGCTCTTCTTTTTCTGCGGAAACGGTTCCAGAAATCAAACAATCTTGTTCATGGACGGAGAGAGTATTTATGATGTAGTAGTCTGTCGCCGCCGGATTTTTTACGGCAAGTTGTACAGTTTCGAAATTCACTTTTTCGATTTTTTTGGAGAGGAACCACGAAATCATCTTATATTTACATTGTAAAATTGAAAAACGAAACCAACTTATTTCCAACACATATATAGATCTCTCTACACAAGTCTCTCATGGATTTCCTGAATCAGAACAAGCTAACGAAAAGCGAATGGGAGACATTGGAAGTTCCCGTTCCTGAAAACGAGAAAAAAGTCCTGCTCCTCATCCGCGATGGATATGCAGACACAAGCATTGTGAAAAACTATACCAAAAACATGATGCATTTCTCAAAACTCCAGTGTAGTGCAGAGATGCATTATTATATTTACACCAAGTATTTCCAAACGACGATAGATGGATTGGTTAGTAAATATACGCTGGATTTCAAAGTGGAATCGTTCCAGATAAAAAAACTCAAGACGGCGGATTCGATCAGGGTCCAGAACGTGAATCAAATCATAGAGACGAATCAAGAAAGCATTTTCGAATTCTCCTGTGTGAATTTGTGCAAGGAAATATTGAAAAAACAAGAAAAACAGAAAGATTATTCTATGGAACTCTACACGCTGATCCAATGGAAACTCGCGACCATACCACATACGAATACATTTGTATTGGCGTTTATCGATTGCATCATCTCCGTCGGAAAACAGAAAATATCCATCAAGACGGTGATTGAGAACTCTCCGCGTATCATAGAAAAAAACGGCGATCTACACAAATACGAAGATCTGGCCTTGTTTCCCCACCAAAAAGAAATATTCTCACTCTGCAAGATCGATCGCGATGTTCCTAAATTGATCATGTATACTGCACCTACTGGTACTGGAAAAACTCTTACTCCTTTGGGGTTATCGGATGGTTATAAAATAGTATTTGTTTGTGTGGCGAGACATATCGGTCTGGCATTGGCAAAGAGTGCAATCAGTATAGGTAAAAAAATCGCATTTGCATTTGGCTGCGAAACGGCCAGCGACATTCGACTTCATTACTATTCCGCGGTGGATTATGATAAAAACAGACGTTCAGGGGGAATTGGTAAGGTCGACAATAGTAACGGAAGTGCCGTCGAGATTATGATTTGTGACGTGCAGTCGTATGTGATTGCCATGTATTACATGCAATCCTTCAATGATCCGAAGAATCTATTATTCTATTGGGACGAGCCAACCATGACATTAGACCATCAAACGGATCCTTTGCACGATACAATCCACGATTTATGGACCAAGAATACAATCCCTAACGTGGTTCTTTCGTGTGCCACGTTACCGAATGAAGAAGATATCCAGGACTGTATTCAAGACTTCAGGCAACAGTTTATGAATGCGGCTGTTCATACGATCACATCATATGACTGTAAGAAGTCGATCCCAATTATCAACTCGGATGGGTACTGTTTCATGCCGCATTATCATTGCGACGACATGGATCATCTCCGCGAATATGCATCTTTCTGTGAGAAGAACAAAACACTTCTGCGGTATTTCGATCTACAGGAAATAGTGACGTTTATTGAAGCTGTCCATGTTTATCTCTCTCCACAATGCCACAATCACCATATGGATAATTATTTCGAGGACGTTTCCGACATTACCATGAACAGTTTGAAATTATACTATCTCGTATTGATTTCGCAGATAGAGGAGTCACAATGGCTGCGTATAAAGAACTCGCTTCGAATCTCACAGAAACCGAAATTTCCAGTTCCAAAGTGCCACCAGAACAACAACCATTTTGATTTCGAGAAAACAACAAAGGATACCTTGGCCGGGATTCTATTGACCACCAAAGATTCCTATACCCTGACCGACGGACCGACCATATACTTGGCCGACAATCTTCTCAACCTGGCCAAATTTTACATTAAAAAAAGCGAGATTCCCGATTTTATTGTCAATCAATTATGGGATGCAATCCGATCCAACGATAAACTGTTCGAGTCTCTCCAAATTCTCGAATCGAAGTTAGAGGTGAAACTGAAAGTAAAAGACAACGCAGACACGGAAACCGGGAAAACGACGCAAAAAAAAAATACGAACGAGAAGGAAGGAAAAGACGAATCCACGATTATATTGAAAGAGAACATTGAACAGCTGAGGAAACAGATTGTCCATTTGTCGTTGAACACGGAATACATTCCGAACCGACCCGAACATCAGTATAAATGGTGTCATACGGCGGAAACCAAGAACAACTTATTCACACAAAGCGTCGATGAATCTACCGTGAAGGAAATCATGGAGTTGGAAATTCCTACTCATTATAAACTGTTGGTGCTGATGGGGATCGGAGTGTTGATAAAACAGGACAATAAGAAATACGAGGAGATCGTGAAACGGTTGGCCCAGGAACAGAAATTGTTTTTGATATTGGCGTCTTCCGATTTCATATACGGGACGAATTACCAGTTCTGCCACGGATTTATCGGGAAAGATCTTATGGATATGACCGCGCATAAGATTCTACAAGCGATGGGGAGAATTGGCAGAAATTCTTCTCATCAAGATTATAGCGTCCGTTTCCGGAACGACGAAATGATCCATACATTATTTAAAACTCCTCTTGTCAATCGAGAGGCAATAAACATGAATAGGTTGCTTAGTCGATAATGATATGATTTATAGTTCGAGTGTTTTGTGTAATGAAATCGAATGAAGAATGTCCGTTAATGAATATTTCACAATAAAAACGTCTTGGTCGCAAAGTGACACGGATGCATACAGTTCGTTATCTTTATCTACAATAGACATACACAATTCATAAAAATGATCCTTTTTTTCCCTCTCAAAAAACGTGAAAGGCTCAGACGATCCTATTATTTTATATTTTGGGGAGAAAAGTAGCCACAGAGAATATTGGTACAGATGATTTTGAACGACTCTCACATTCACCAGAAATTGCTTTTTAGTTTGCAGATAAACACATGCTCCTCCGTGCATTTCACACTCTTCCAGATTGAATATTTTTTGATAATGCTCTGTTCTCATTAATCCGCTGTCTTTATCGACCGAAATAACTTTCAGGGGATTGTATGAATGCAAGAAATGTATCATGGTGAGATTTTCATACAATGCCAACCAATTCTTCTGAGGAATCATATCCTCATCTGCAAAACACATCATCTTGGTTATTTTACCGCTTTCCCAATCGTAACTGCATATACACATTTCCGGAATCCAGTTGTTATTATTATCCAACACGACCGCAGACATTAGGTTTCCACTAATCAATCTACAGTCTTCGATTCCGCATGTGAAAGAGTCAAATGTTTTTCTTGGCGGGGTTATGTCTTCTATCATTTCCACAGAATGAATCACGTCAAACTCTTCATTCAAGGTAAGAAGGTGAACGTGATTTTTTATAGTAGGGTAATAATCTTCCGACAAATGTTCCTTGGTTCGAATTGTGGCTAAATACGCATTTGGTTTCGTCGGATGGATTATAAATGATAAATTATATCCTTCCACCTTTATTTTAGAAATCATCTTTTGCATTACCTTATAGGGTATCGGGCGAATTTATCACGTGTCATCAAACGTAATTGTACATGGATACTTGATAAAACAATAGTCTCTCCACGTACTTGATAATGGATTATTGAGCTCGCACCAATCAAACAAAATCTTCCCGTTTTCCGCATGTACCGGAAATCTCTCCCACAACTGATGTTTAAAGTGAATGTATAGATTCATCAACGCCATTTCATTCGTTTTGCACACTGGATATTTGACCATTCCATTTATCATTTCTTCTTTTGACACGATGTCAAGAATAGATGTATCGTACACCCACATACAGTTTAAAAAATAAGATTCTTCTAATATAGTTTCGCCGAATTCCTCCTGTAAGTCCAGGATTCTCTTTTTGAACGATTGACTAATCTGCGTTTTAAACAATTTATTAGGGTTCGGTAAATAATTACCACCGTCATCGGGCGCCAAGAATTTCCCGACGTAGTTTAATTTCAATACACTCTCATAGACGCTTGATAACACGCGAAGACCAGCATCTAAAAAAACAACTCGGTCCCATTGTTTGAAGTATATATCCATTACATGTAGTTTTTCCCATTGGTTGATTTTAGTGATTTCTCTTCCGTCGATCGTATCGAGAAAAGGAGAATAATGTAGATTGTTCAGCAACGTTTTCTTTTCGTTTATTTCAGGGAACGTTTTTACAGTGATGTTATAGAAGTCGGTGAATGTTTTGTTTAAATGCTGTACGTTAATATTAATCAATACTAAATCTCCGTGCCATTGACCCGTCGATCTTAAATCAATAATGGTTTTCTTTGTTTTGTACAAATATGCTTCGTCGGTCACCAATACAAATACAGTAGTCATGAGTGAATTTAGTGGTAGGATATATTTATATCAGTTAATCCAAAACTCTTTCGAGAATTCCGTCCAATTCTTCGTCTTCGTCTTGTGCCCGGGTGGTATGTTGTCCGCTTCTCCTGACGTCAACGTCATCTTCGTCGTCACTGAGCCCAGCGAGTTCTTTGATCCCCTCGTCGAGTTTCTTTTTCTGGAGCGCGGCGACGTTTATACAGAAGGGGGACTCCGTCGAGCATTGTGCCAAATGATACATCATATTCGCGCGCTTCAGGAAAATGTTGCAGGTGAGACAAGTGACCTGTCCTTTAATCGAACTGGGAGCAAACAGTTCCTTGTCCTTCAGGTGGGACCGTACGTAGTGCATCTTCTGAGTCGTTGTATTTTTGAAGAGGAAGGGGCACTCAGGGAAACCGCACGGAATATCTGCGTCACAATGGTTATTCACGAAGTGATGAATCAGTTGAGTTTTCTCTGCGAATAGTTTCGGGCATTTCGGGCATTTGTGTTTCTTGGTCGGTGAATGCTTCATTGAAACATGCATTGACATTGTACTGCCATTTTGAGTTTCGTAGTCGCAATAATTGCATTGTCTCATTGATTTGAATTGCTTCGTCGATTTGCGTGGCGTCGATGCTTTACCTTGTGTCATAATTAATTTGTGTTATGATACATGAATTAATGACCAAGGTCGGTATTTTGCGTACGTTCAAATTTGCACGAAAAAATAAAATCGCCGACGTGCCAATTATATTGGAAGAAAAAAATAAAATCGTTACCGTGGGAAAAGAAACTTATCCACCGTGGTTCTAATGCCGAATATTCGATGGGCAACTATTCCTAACAAGAACATGCATATTGTAACAAAGAAAAAAGAGAAGTTTATTGTTGTTAATCGATTAAGCCCTAACAATCGAATAAAGCGATTTGAAGGAATCTGTAAGATCTAACATTTTCTAGTACTGTCATTATCTATATATTCTATACTGATCTATTTCTTCTTTTTCACCACCATTTTCTTTTGTTTTTCTACCACGGTTCCAGACTCCATCATCTTCTTCCGTGCCTCTTTGTAGAGAATATACTCTTTTTCTAAATGGTTCAGCTCCCGTAGCCACATCGTGGTCAATTCCGTTTTCTGTAATTGTTCCAACTCGATCGTCAATTCTTTTTTCTCATTCGCGATCTTCTGGACACGCATTTTATTCATATTGTTCATGGGCATGTGAGTCAAGTAGTCGTATTTATCGTTTTGTTTATCGTATTTTTTCGTGGTCAGCAAGGCATCCATTTCGTCGTCGTTCTCGCATTTCCTCAGATCCAACGTATTCGCCACCACTTCCAGTATAAATCGTTCGCGGTTGGACAGTTCTTGGACGCGAGCTTTCATGATCTTCACTTGTGCGTTCTTCCTCTTGTCGTACGTATCCATTCGTACGATGAAATACGCGTCGATGATCTCTTCCACGTTTTTGTATTTATGAAGCTGTCTTTTCTCATTGAACATATTCATATTGGTTGTATTGACAGTCGTGACCAATTTCAATGCCTTTTCCAGACCGTTAATCCCATTTCCATCTACTATACTTTCTAATTCGGCCAATTTCCCCTTTTCCAACTGGATAGTGATATGGACATGAATATCCGTCGACATATTCACGAAATCTTTGACAATGGCCGTGGACGATGCCGCCTTCTTTTTCTTATCTCCTCCTCCATCGATCAAATCCTCCAAGAAAGTCAGATAATTCATCGTCCAGGTTCCAATAGGCAATTCAGTGATGAGAATCTTGTCCTTGTCTTTATCTATCGTTTCATACACACCTTTCACTAAGAATTTATGAGACTCGTCTTCGACCGCTTTTACCGTCCCTTTGAACCCTTCGAAATATGGCTTGAATGCGATGGTTGTGTTTGACACGCCAGTCAGTTTATTGCGCAGATACTCAATGAGTTCCAATGGATTGTAAGAAGGAATATTGCACGAAAATCCCGTACCAATTCCAGAAATTCCATTCACCAGGCAAAAGGGAATGATGGGAACATAGAAAGTCGGCTCGACTAATTGTCCGTCGTCGTCCATGTATTCCAGTACAGAATCATCCGAATCCAAGAACGCATATCTGGTCAATGGGTTCAATAGAGTAAATATATATCTCTCTGATGCGCTGTCCTCGCCACCTTTCAGTCGCGTACCAAATTGACCATTCGGCTGCAATAAGTTCAAGTTATTCGACCCGACATAATTCTGCGCCATATTGACAATCGCGCCATTCAAACTCGCCTCGCCGTGATGATACGCACTGTTCTCCGAAACGTATCCAGAGAACTGAGCCACCTTCACTTCGGAAGTCAGTTTCCGCTTGAATGCGCAGTACAGAATCTTTCGCAAACTGGTTTTCAACCCATCGACCATGTTCGGGATAGATCGTTCGCAGTCATAGACACTGAAATGAACCATCTCTTTATGGAAGAAATTATCGTATGGCACTTTCAACAGACTTGTATCTAAGAAAGAGTTCTTGTCGTAGTTTTCCAGCCAGTGCTTTCGGTCTTCCGCTCTCTTTTTATTGAAGACCATATCTACCGTATCGTCGCTTTTTTCGCAATGCTGGAAATCAACCACTTTCTTGTTCGCGAAATAGTCTTTGAATTCGGCCGCGGTAGAAGTACCTAACCCCTTGAAATATTTCAAATGCCATCCTTTTGTGCATTGATTCGGCAACGTTTCCTTCCATCTCGCATACTCTCCCTCATTGTAAAACCGTAAGATCTGTGCGCCTTTGGTTGCCCGCAAAATCGGAGTATTCATACAGCTTAAGAATCCGTCGATTTCAATCAGGCTGGGCCACATTGCATGGAACAAGTTTATACAAAGACCCTTGATATGCGAACCGTCCAGATCCTGATCCGACATGATCATGATTTTACTGTACCGCAACTTTTTATGAACATCTTCCATCGATGTATATTTCTCTCCAATACGCAAGCCTAGAATCTTAATGAGATCTCCTAATTCTCGGTTCTCCGTAATGTCTTTTGTGGCTCCGCGGACATTCAGGACTTTTCCTTTCAGTGGATAAATGCCGATGTAATTCCGGTCGTCGCTTTTCAGACCAGAAACGATACCGGACATAGCACTTAGTCCCTCCGCCAAAATGAGAATACAATCTTGCGATTTATCCGTGCCGGCATGATTGGCATCTACGAAATTCGCAATCCCGCGAACAGTTTTGGTCTTTGTTCCGTCCATCTTTTTCTTGGTTTTGCCGGCTTCTTTCGTCTCGGTTAGCTGACAAGCCATTTCCATCACGCCCATTTTCGCGAGTTTCTCAATGAACCCGTCCGAAACAGTACATTGCGAACCGAATTTCGTAGAAGGGGTATTCATGTAATCCTTGGTTTGGCTGTCGAAGGAAGGGTTCTCAATATCACATCTGACAAACAATACAAGTTGCTCTTTGATCGTGGCGGGATTGCATGAAATCTTTTTCTTTTTCTCAATGTAGGCGCATAGTTTGCGGATCATTTGACCCAATATATAGTCGATATGTTTCCCGCCTTTTGTCGTGCAGATCCCATTCACAAAAGAAACCTGCATGAACTCATGCTTGGGACTTAGAGCGACGGCATATTCCCATCGTTCTTCCGGACATTCATGCACGCGTTTGGATTCTTCTTTGGAGCCGATATACAGATCGAGATAATTCAGGAAACTCTTCACCGGGACGACGGCTTTATTGTATAACACTTTGAGTTTTTTGCTGGATTGGTCGGTGACTGCGTTGATGTCATAGACGCGTTTAATCATAAGCGCGAGCATGTCTTCAGACAACCCTTGCAAACCCAAACGCTTGTAATCGGGAATGAATGAGACTTTGGTATAGGGTTTTGTACTGGCGGAAACCTTGGTGATCACTGGCGGATCGATTTTTTCGAGATTGTTGTGAAATGTTTGCGTATATTTAAGTCCGCGAGTATGATCGACCGTTTCGATAGATCCCCACGTGGACCAAATGAGAACCAATTTAAATCCGAATCCGTTTTTACCACCGACAATCTTTTTCTCGTTTTTATCATAGTTTGTCGAGGTACGTAGTTGGCCGAAAATCATTTCGGGAATCCAGACGTCCTCTACTGGATGTTTCGCTACATCGATACCATTTCCGTCGTTCGTCAATGTTATCTTTCCAGAAGCCTTGTCGATTTCGACCTCAATGGAACTGACTATTTTTTTATTTTCCGCTTTACTCTGGATCATACGAATGACGTGGTCTCGACAATTCACCACCCCTTCATCGAACAATTTATAAAGTCCCGGGACGTAATCGATCGATTTAAGAATAAAGTTTTGTTTCTCCGAGTCAAAGACCCATTGTTCAGAGTCGACAGTCTCCACTGACCCTATATAGGTATCTGGATTGTCAAGGACGTGTTGCTTATCCGTTTTCTTCTGGTACATGTTGGCAAGATCGTTTGATGACATGATTGCTGGAGGTGGATGTTTTTGTTTGTACAGAAATGTTTCCGAAAAGATTTTTCAATTTTACATGAAAATTCATACTGACATAATTCGCGGAAACGGCTATTTTATAATAACCAGATTTTATATACATGTCTTCGAATTGTAACAAATGCAAGATTATACCATTGACTGTGAAAAACCCGCAAAGCGCCAGATTTAGCGATCAACTTAAACGAAATACGATGAAAACTGTTTATCAAGGACAGCCGTCGAATATTATTATATCACGTATTTTGTCTGATTCAGCAGTAATAGAATTCACTCAAATCGGGAGCCCAGTAACGACCATGTTCGAATTATCGAGTGGAGGCATTGTCTCGAATACGTATTCGGTGGAAGGAGGACAAAGTAAATTCCAAGTCACTGGATTACTACCTGGTACAACATACGAAATAAATCTGATTATTACCTATAAAAGTGGTGATCAGTTTCCAGTAAATCATAAAAAGACTTTTGTTACTCTTGCCAAATGGAAAGTATCCTCGGTTTCTTATATTTATCCACGTAACAAAACCATAGAGGTCTCGCAGAATTTCAATTATACTGCCATCGATTTGTCATTCGACTTATCACCAGGTAACCCAACGCAATACATCATTCAGGTGGGCGATGATGTCATTCACGCGATAAAGAATTATTACGTGAAACCTTTACTATATCCAATATATATTCGAAATGACAGTACGACAATAGTGAAAGTAATAACAGAATACAACGACGACCAAGGATACAACGATGTGTCGTTTGCGCAAATAAGAACGTTATCGTCTTTTTTGGAAGGGGCGTCACCAGGGTTCGACGAAAAGAATTCAATAATGGAAGGGTCGAATTTCATCAGTATTTCCTTTTCAAAAGCACCTGGTAATCCGGAATATCATTTTTTCGTGCGATCGTCTTCAATGTATAAAAAATACTCAACGTTCGAGTACTCCAATGGAATCATGGATATATCTTTATCGGAGTTCAATCGAGACACAGATTACAATTTATATATAGAAACGTATTATTCACAAAGCGGGAATACTTATCGTAATACGAATGACATTTCATTTACCACAATGAATCATTCCCCCATTCAAAATGTACGGTGCTTCGCCACAAACCGTTCTCTCACCTTCAGTTTCGAAAGTCCAACGGGAGATTTTTTAAATATCGAAAACTCTTATTTTTCCATGACGTTGAGAGACGAGCTCGGAAACGATGTTTTATCGAATGCACACGTTTCAAAAAATACAACAGAAATTACGTATCCTGACCTGTCTATTCATGCGGAATATACTTTTCAAGCGACGGCTTACTACTCTGATGTGTTGTATTACACGTACGAAAGAACAGAACGAACCTTATATGAAGAAGCCGTTCAAAATGTCGCCATTTATAACATTAAAGGAACGACAGTGGATGTTTTATATACGCCCTTTACTCTGCCGAATGATGTACCGAGTATCCCAGACTACTACGTGATTCAATGCATCGATCCATTTGGAGATAGGAACAGTATCCAAACATATAACACTCAGGCAACCCTGACCAATCTATTGAACCCGGATACTACATACGCTATCAATATAATCTCTGTATATTCGTCGGGAAATAGTTACGAAATAAATTCGAACCCCACCAGCATAATAATAATACATACGAAGAACGAAGGACCTGTCGAATCAATCATGGCGGATAGAATAAAAGGGGATCGGATCGATTTTAGCTGGAAAAAGTATGACCGACTTCTCTCACCGAGTACTTTTAAAATAGAAATATACCAAAATATATCCCCCAATGAATTTGTCGATTTTTCGTTTGTTCGCATGGAGACAATGGATCTCACGACTTATCATTCGTGCCAACAAGACATTCTTTCCCTGAGTTATGACACTGAATACGAATTTGTTTTTATTTCGGAATTCCCTAATCACATCTACAGCAGAAGCGTTTATGTAAAAACACTCAACGAATACTACGTGAAACTCTTTCGGGTCATTGCGGATTCGACCAGTATTGAATTCTATAAAAACAATATCACCAATAATCAAGACAAATACTTTTTTGTTCGCACGCCAAATAGTAATGACGTTGATTTAAATATATGGGCGGAACAAGACGTGAGTTCAAATACCAACGTCATAAATCCGACCTATTTTGCGGGACAGGGTACTACTTTTAGCAACATCGAGATGAGCAAAAACGGGCTTTATGTGATGTTTTGTCCGAATCAAACGGAAATTCAAATATATAAACAATTTGAAGTAGACACGGTTATAGAAAGTAGTATTACAGGCGATAATTTAGTTACCACTCAGTTTTATCATTCATTGCTTCACACGGTCTATCCTGGAAAACCAATCATATCAATCTCTGTGAATTATGAGGGAGATATGTTTATAGTCGGATTCAATGATAATACAGTGTATTTATATGATGTTTCAATTAACTGTACGCAACGTCCGAGTATTGACGTAATCGGTACTACCAGCAGATCTGTTGTAATGAGTCCTTCGGGAAACATTTTCGCAGTATCAAACGGTGAATTACGAGATAGTATTTTTATAATGGACGTGACTACTAATACATCGTACAATTACTATAACCACCTTGTTGGCGCAAGCGACAATTGGTTTAAAACAATTCTAAATAAATACGTCCAGTTTGATTATTCTGGATCTATCATGACGATTGGGTTGGAATCGTTTTATTTCCCTTTGGATGGAACCGCGTCTTCTGTAACGACACAAGTAAAAGTATTGGATCGTTCCGTTTTCTCAGACGAAACCTTTCTTTATACAGATAGACATATTGATGTATCGGGAAGCAGAGTTTCCTTGAACTCAGCCGGGACAAAACTTGCCGTCGTTGACAATTACGATATTAGCAGTAATTCAATCATGTATGGAAGTGTTATTATTTATGATATTTCTGCATCGAACAAAACCGCGTCAATGCAAAAGTCTCATACGTTCTGGGGGTCTGAAAACATTCAGTACCCTATGTATCGCAATTGTTCTATAAACGACAATGGGAATGTTGTCGCCATTGGTGAATATAAATACAGTTACAAACCAACCAATTCTATCGATGGACAAGTATTAGTGTACGAACTGTCGGGAAATTCTTGGTCGTTAAAAGGATTCCCTATCCGACAAACCGACGACGTGGATCCGACTAAAGATAGCGACACGATTCTGACAGGAGAATGGTTGGGTTATAAGTTAATTTTAGATAGGACGGGGGACAATTTGCTGACAAGCACTCGACCGAAATTAAACTTGGATCTGAGCGTGGAACAAGGAAAGGGATTTTTTTACAAGTGGAGGACCAATGACGATATTTACAAGTTCGCGGTAAGTAGTTGGCCGGTTGTCATAAAAAACCTCATGCCACTAAGTGCCTATCAATTTAGAATTTACGCGACATATAATGTAGATCCTGGTTACAGCTATTTTGAGGACGTTTCGTTATCCACTCTATCTGGCCAAAAACCAGACGTTTCTTATAGTATTTATAACAATAGAATTTTGCTGAGATGGAAGTCTGTTACATGGGACAAAACAATATATGACACCTTGAAATATACAGTACGGGTAACACTCGGGAGTACGAAAATAGTAGATGTAAGTATGATTGCGTTAAGTGATATACCCGGAAGATATTATGATATATCTTATGATATTGCAACTGAGCTAACGATTAATACTGCGTACAATATTATTGTATCGAGTGATTTTACAAGGAAAATATATGATGCATTGAATAATGAATCGATCGTGCAATTTATATATAGAAGCGAACAGATAGTACGCACATTAAACGAAAGAGCTTCCGATATTCGAAACATTGTAGCGCTTAATTCAGCAAACTTGGTCGTGTTTGATGTTGAAAATGCAGGTTTAATCACGGATATATCTCAAAATAAAATTACATTGAATATGCGTGACGGCGTGAGTTATAGTTTCGTGATTATCCCCCCCGCCATGTTGGATATTCGACAATTTCAATTGGGTGACGAAATAAAGTACTTCGTTGAGACAACATATAAGAAACAACCTGATTCAGGGCCGTTCATTTTCAATAACGGCACCTATTCGATCTCCGGGGAGTTTGACGTAAGCAATGTGTATTTTCCCGATACCCTTCTACAAAACGGACGCTTTGATCCGGAAACATCCTATGAAAGGATATTGGAATTCCAACAGATTAAAAGGTATCCAGTCGAGATTTCCAAAGGTATTTATAGAATCATTCCACCAAAGTGGTCTGAGCAGAGTCACTATATTGTTACGATTGAAAACCGTCCGCAAACCATTCCAACTATTTCCTCACAGCTTTTTTTGAATAATGTAGTAACTGATATTAGTTACCACGTGGTTTTATATCGATCTGAAGACTTGGCTCCTGGAACACAGATACAACCGGCGAATCTTACACAAACACTTCAGGGTAGTGTGTTTTCAATACCATATAAGATGTCATTTTATATTAGAAATCAAGACGTGAGTACTGCTATTTATGACAAAAAAACGAACGTATATTTCTCGGAGGATATAAAATATCAAATAGAATTCGCGGATGTATTGAATAACGACTATATATTCTACAAAACGAGTCCCCTTCGTAACACGAAAAAAAAATGGATGAAACTTCAATGCCACCTAAACTTTCCTATTTCCCGGAAAAAAGTGAAGTATGCGATACGTCGTCTCGACAAGGAAACGAATAATTTATATATTTCAGATATTTCTATGATATTTACGAATAAAGCCAGCGAGCCGTACGCATTTCTCGACGTTTCATCATGGAATTGCCTATCCGTAACCCCTACGCCTTGGGAAAATATCTGGACATATGATGGCTCATACCAGGTAATACAGCTGTCGTGTAACATGTCTATATCATGTTGGTTTTATTTGCATTATACGGATGTTAGCCAATGTATTTTTTTATTGGGAACGGACGAAACGAATGCAACCCCGGGGATTTATATCGACAACTCTCACATTATCATTAAAAATGTATATGCGGACTCTTCTTATAATCACACGCTTACCACTCCATCGGTATTAGGGGTGGCGACTCATTTTGTCGTCACCTATTTCAATAACACCATTTCTACCTATTTGAACGGAATCGCATGTGAGGTGGTTGACGTTTCTCAAAACGCGTTGCGAGAAGCAGATATAAATTATAAAATCTATATCGGAAACCCAAACGAAAAGACACTGGGTGTAGTATTGAAATCCGTAAAACTATACGATTATCCATTGGACCTTAGTTTTATTTCGAACGCACTCTATAACGCCGACAATGCATCGTATCAAATCGGAAACCCGAATGATATATTATCCAATTACAAGCTTGACTATCTTATAGCGACAAGTAGTAGTACTAATGACAATGAGAGACAGGTCACCTTACCCGTTTTGGCAAACCCAACGCTCTATAAAAACGTATATTTAAACTCTACTTTACCTCCTTTTTCTTCAGACATAAGTTGTGTATCTATGTGGATAGACGCATCCTCTTCGCTTTTTATTGACCAGTCTCTGTGTGTGTGTACTTCAGACACCTTTACATTCCGAGGTCATCAAATCAAGTTAAAAAATGCGGTCAATCATTTCGTAATAGCGAACGAAGCAGAATCTCTCAAACTCTATATGAATGGATACTTATATCTTACCGACGACACCACTCCTTCTTTGACCAGTATATCCGGGTCGAACTTGGGAGAAGTTATTGTTTGGAACAAGATTTTGTCCGAATCGAACATACTAACTTCTTATTACAATTATTACAATATGTACTCTTCTTATGACTTGAGTGGGTACTACAAATTGTTTGTAAAATATCCAAGGGGGATTCAAACTTCAGCCAGAACAGTATTTTATCAAGTATCTTCCAATCCATATACCGAACTAAGTGGTACCATGTATTTATATGAGAATTCTGATATTTCTTATGTGATTATCCAGTTGGATCCTTTTTCTCTCAATACCTTCCATAAAAAACAAGATACGATTCGAGTTCGTCTGTCGGATTATAATGTGGTGCATGATATATTCGCTGGAAACGCCCCGTATATTCAATATAATTATTCGAATATACAATATATCACTGAGGCCACTACAGTAGACTTTTGGATCGAGAATCTGCCTGTAACGGGTTCCACATTCTTATACACTATAAGTGGAGGCATAACTGGTTCAGATTTAAGTGGTGTTTTTGATATAGGTGGGATAGTTGGTAGCTACAGTAGTAGAAAAGTATCGATTGTGTTGAAAGAAGACTATACTATCGAAGATATGGAAACTCTCATGTTCAGTGTGCCTTCTCTCAACCTATCTACATTACTATACGTGTATGATCGGTTATTTTTCTCTTCGAATAGAAGTTATGCGAATAAAGGGGACGTCTTTACCATTACTTTACGTAGTAAGATAACCAGTTTTGACACCGGATATACGTACAGAATATTAGGTGTATCTGGGGAAGATATCAGTGGAGCCGATTTGTCCGGAACGATTTATTTTGATTCAGATTCAACTTATACCAATGACGTCTCGTTATCGTTCGTTGATATTTCATTTACAGTGACCGCGAACGATTCAAATCGCACCAATTTACCTTTTAAGATTATTTTATCCGATAATGATTTGAGTCATGTCAGCATTTCTCTTTGGTTGAATGATTTTTACAATCTCACTGCAAACAACACGATAATCAAAGAAGGAGATGAGTTCAGTTTCACTTTCAAAACGCCATATACGGTAAATGACGATACTTCATTTGCATACATGATTACTGGAATAAGCTCTGAAGACTTGTATATTTCAGACGAATACAGTGGGTTATCTGGATATTTCGTTTCGAGAAATGCGACTGATTCAAAGAAGTTCAAATACAAATATAACGCGTTACCAGATCAGAATAAAACGATGAAATTCTTAGTCGCCAAGAATGGATTACTTGAAACGGATTTGTCCTTTTCATCGAGGATCATACATGTTGAACCGGCGTTTCGATTGAGCGGACCGCTGAATATAGATGAAGGACAATCATTTACGATAACCCTGGAGGATTTGTCACTGAACCTACCAAACGGTACCGTAGTGAAGTATACACTATCCAGCGGGACGGGCCAACCAGTCCTAAGCGAAGACATCCGAAATAATTCTAATCCGGATTTTTTTACGTTGTACGATGGTTCAGGCACTGCAAATTTTACGGCAATCGCAGATAATATATCGGATGGTGAAAAGACTATAAAATTCATGTTGGTGGATTTTCCAAACATATCTTGGAGTGCAACTGTTTTGGATAAAAGCCAAGCTCCTTCTTACGATTTAAGTTTCGATAGGGTGGGCCCTGTACAAGAAGGAGAAACATTTAAATTAATATTGGGACATTTGAATGTCCCCGACGGTACCACTGTTCCATTTGATATTTCCGGTACCATTAATATCCGAGATATTTTGGGATTGACATCTTTGCAGGATGTGTTCACGGTTCCGCATGACATATCAAGATCTTATTTTGTTCAACCAGACTCAACCACGGAAGGACTAGAAAGAGTCGAATTCCACTTGATTAACAACTCGGCGATAAAGGTTGCTATGGATATAATCGATAGTAGCCCAGGACCAATTTATGAAGTTAAAATAGTATCCACCAACGTAGATCAAGGTAACTTGAATAGCATTGTCGATCAATCATTCAACATTATTCTTTCGACCACCAACGTAGCAAATGGCACTGATGTATCGTTTTCGTTAAGCAATTTGTCTGATACTGATTTGATATATAACGCATCGACGACTCCAATCCGCTACTATTCCGATGATAGCACGTATAGAGGAAAATTTACTGTCGGATTTTTAACCAGTATTCAATTGAGATCAAATGTTACAGTGAATAAACTATCTACATTAAAGCTCGAGAACGGTAGTTTACAATTTTACTACAACAACAACAATACAGAAAAGACAGAAGAAAATATTAATTTTAGAACAAATTCAGCCTAAAACTCTCGGAATTTATCCTGTGACAATACACCAAAAAAATCCGTACCATTTTCTTTGTAATGGAATGTCGGAAAGACTACAAACCTTTTTGTTTCGTCCTCCGTCGGTTTGTCGGAAAAAAGATATATCTTTCCGAATTTGTCATTCTTTGACTTGGAAATACTTGTGAGAGAAGATCTGTTATTATCCTGTACAGAAGCCTTCTCTGAACTGCTTGGATATAGCATTCGCGGCATTTCAGCTGGACTGTCGTCTGCTTTTACAAGGTGGTAGATACTTTTATTGGATTCGAATATAGATAGTAAGGTTGGGTCTATAGGATGACCGTCAATCGATCTAGTATAAAGAATCTCATCTACAATCGCCCAGTTAAACAAAGGTTCTTTTTTACTTTTTGAGACAAAATATTGAGACAAAGTTAGTTCTGAAGTATCGAGAAAAGGCAAAAATTCTTCTATATTTATTCCTACGATGACTTCTTTGGTTCCGGATTGATGAATGTACCCTTTGAATGCTTTTTCGGTAATGTCGGTAAGGCTATTCTCCATCGTTTCAGGGGTTACATTCAAAATAGGGAAGAGTATTTCCAAACATTTGTTCTTCAGAAATTCGTGATGATTTACATTGTTCAGCGGCTCGTAAAAAAAAGAGGGCAGAGAGAATAAGCCCGATGTTTCCAAAAACTCTACCAAAAAAGTAATATACGGATCGTTGTATGTATTATTACATAAAATATAAGCACAAATATGCACACGGAGAGAGTCATTACCAACGATATCTATATCGGATGAGTACGCCGGTAAATGAAAATATGGTTCGTTTGTGAACACGTGAAATAAAGAAGGGTCGCCTTTTACCACAGGAACAGAGTGATCATCATCATCATCACTATCCGATTCTGGTTGTTTATTGATACGGACCATTTTTTCTGGTTTATCTGATCCAGAGTCAGAGTCAGAGTCAGAGTCAGGGTCAGACGCGTAATCAGACTCATAGTCAGCGTCAGAGTCATATTCTGAAACTGAATCATCATCGTCGTTATCTTCGTCGTCTTCATTTTCATCATCTGCATTTTCATCCTCATCGTCCTCATCGTCCTCATCGTCCTCATCGTCCTCATCCTCATCCTCATCCTCATCCTCATCGTCCTCATCCTCATCCTCATCGTCCTCATCCTCATCCTCATCCTCATCCTCATCGTCATCGTCCTCATCCTCATCATCCTCATCTTGATCCTCATCATCCTCATCTTCATTTTGATCCTGTATGCTTTCTAAATACTGAATCACCTTGTCTTTAAGACTATCTTTCTTGTTCATAAAAGACATTATCGAGTAGTAGTATATGTTTCTAAAACATTTAAATTTATCTTTTAAAATTAATATAAAGAATTAATCTCATATTCAGTAAGAAGGCAAACCGGGACATTTTATCATGGCAAACTCATATTATACGAACGATCAGTCCGACGACGATTACTCCCTTTCGGAATATGGATCTTTCCATTCACATCCTCCAAAGAAAAATAACACCAACAAGAAAGGAAGGAAATTCGTCCAGAACGACAAAAGAGGAATGGAAGCTTCCATGTATTCAGTCATGCGATATATTTCCACAAACGGAGAAGAACCGAAATTGAAAAAGATTAAACTGTTTAATAGTAGTCTATACACAAATTCTCCAATTATTAATGCGGTTACAGGTCTTGCCTACTACCGCGATGGACGGATCAAGTATAAAATAGGTGGCGTGCATGAGGACGATCTTTTCAAAGTACGTTTCCTAACTCGAGAAGGAGGTATTCCTGGAATTACTTTGTTTTATGACTCACCTGACCAATACGAACGGCATCTGGGTGGCCTTGTCCATCCTGCGATTAAAGAGAAATGTTATCTTCGGCAGAAAGAATACGATCAAAAGTGGTTGAAAGACAACTAATTCTTCGTGTTAAAAATATATTACATTATCAAGGTATATATTTTTATTTATTTTTTCGTTTTCTTCTTCTTTTTCCCTCCTGAGTTTTTCTGCGAACACTGTTTGACGGTAACATCCCCAATCTCTTTTGCGATAATATTAATTTGCTCATCTGTCATGTATGTTTTTTCTTGTTTTTCCACGTCAGTAGCACGATACACCAGATTATTAGGTACTTGTGTTTCTTCCAATATAAAATTATCTTGTTTTTTCTTGTCTAACTTGGCACGCATTCTATCTTTGATATCCTGGCTTTTAATCATACGATCGAGTCGGTTCGTATCCACTTTCATATTTTTTCCAATATTTTCCCCACCACCCATACTTTGAGCCATATTACGAAACATCTCGTTCATTTGTTTCGAGTTTCCTCCCATTTCTTTCATTTTTCGCAACATATCCCCCGCTTCTTTCATCAGCTCTGCTTGCGATAAATCCCCGGATTTCATTTTTTCCTGGAATTTGTTCTGTATTTTCTGGACCAGTTTCATTAGTTTATCGGGATGTCTCATCATTTTTTTCAAAATATCCGCCGGGTTTGATTTCTCGTCGAATTCGTCAGGGTCTATTCCTAAACTCTCTTTTAAGTCTTCTTGCAGTTCTTCCATCAATTCTTGAGCCAGTCCTCCTAATTTCCCACCAAAAAGACCTTTCAGGTGCGCGTGGAGATTTTCCGGATCGGGCATTTCGGGAGGTTTCGTCTCGTCCGACGACTCAGGTCCTTTCATGTGTTTTTCAAACTCTTCGAATATATTTTTCATTGTTTTTTCTCCTTCCTTCATATGCGTTTTTTCCCAGTCTGGTTGTTCGTCGTCTTGTTCATCGTCTTGTTCGTCGTCGTCTTTTTCTTTCATCGATTCCAAGTTTTTGAAAAAATCTCCCAGTCCGGCCATCGCTTCTGTCATCTTCGACTGTAACTCTTCTTCATCAATGCCTTCAAACATATTCATCGTGTTTCCGAATTCTGATTTGTCTTTTACATTACCAATCACCATGAACAAGATCAACTGTAGATATTTCCATATCGTCTGCTGTGTTTTTTGGGAAACCCCTTCGCAATAATACAATTTCTTGAAATCCATGCGCGGCAAGAAAAACGTATTTTTGCTCTCGTCTTTAAAAATGTCTTCGTTTTGATACAAAATGTCGAAAAAACGTTCAGGATACACTTTCAGACAGTAGGCATACAAATCGACCCATCCTTCGTCAGTAGTCTTGTCTCCGTAAATCCACCAAATATGCGCATGTTCGGGATATGTAGTCTTTAGATCCGCAGTGAAATCTCGCATAACCGATGCAAAATTATCAGGGAGTTCGATATTCATAATATAATATACTATACCAAAATACTATTTTTATACTATATTTGACGAAAGTTATTTATCGAATCTAAGTCCATTGTTTCCACTCTAAATGTTTGTAATCCCGGTCGGTTTGCTGGGGAAGTTCTAACGGCATGACCAATGTACTCTGATCTCGGCAATACTTTAAATACCCTTGTGCTTCGTTATACACTGATTTGACTGCATAGTCCAGGACATATGTGTTTAGTTTTTCCACTTCTTTCGTGATATTTTGTCCGACAGAATGTTTAGCATACTGTAAATATATGCTTCTCATGATGATTTTCAAGTTGTCCAAATTTTGAGGAGGCACGACTATCTTTCTGTCGGACATTTCATATACGCCAGCTCTCAATCCATTTTGTAATATTTGGACATTTCCTTCCGAAAAAAACACTTTAGCCAATATGTTATCCTCTTGCATTCCCGTTATCGCATCTCTATATTCTGTTGCCTTGTTTTTAATGGCAATTTGTTCTGTCATTTTGAATCGTATGTTCGGATCAGTGTCGTCTAGAATATTGATGCGACCGTTGTATTGTTCGTAATCTAATATCGTATCGCGAATCGTTGGATTCCATGCAACGCCTACATTTGTAGGAATGTATGCCATTCTTGTATATTATCGAATCAGAAAATCTTTTAGGGGTTTTGAAAATTGTCGCATTAAATAAAAATAAAAAAGATAAAGATATCATATATAGAAATGGATTCCTTTTATACGATTGTAGTGGTTGTAGCGATTGCTATCCTTATAATGACTCTCATTGGTATCGGTATAATGCTTCAAGCACAAAATGAATCCGTCGCTTTCCCGCTGTATGCCACTCAATGTCCTGATGGTTGGACCGTTGACGGAAGTGGTTGTACGCTTCCTGTCGCGTTTGGGCACCCAAATTATCCAACAAAAACTGGCATAATCACTGACACGGACATGATTCAAGACTTATCCAATTCTGTAGTCTATAGTGGTCCAAGTAAGTTATATACAACATCTGTAGTTGATAGGAAGATGACCTTCAATCCGGTTGCAACCACCTGTCAGAAACGGTTATGGGCGAATGATTATTCAGTGACATGGGACGGAGTTTCAAACTACAATAAATGTGTATAAGCTACCAACACGAATTAAATTTGTCCAATCGAGGTAGCATCTCCTAAATTCACTTCGTACTTGTCGTTGCTTAGTTCTTGTTGCACAAGTACGCAATCATCTTCGTTCTCAATATCCACTCGCATTACCTCATATTGGTTTCTCTGAATAAACCGAGACAAAGGCAATATTTCTTTATATTGCAAACTTACCGCTTCTCTCACGTTATCTTCTTTCAGGAACTTCTTCACCTTGTCCAGTTCCGAGTTGATTTTGTACTGCTTTTCCTTCATTTTTTCTTTCTTGTCGTCATTAAATAAAAAATCGTCATCCATTAATTCGGTTAAATATTTATTCGCCGAGTTGAATGCGGCCATTTGTTTTTTAAATATATCTCCTCCCTCTTTTTCGCCTATATGTCGAAATAAAGTGGCCATTTTATGCTGGATAATACGTTCTTTCATGTCTTCCACATCATGGTAATACGTATAAAGCAAATCTTCGCGAGGAACAAATTGCCCTCGATTCAGTATTAAATTCCATGGGCAAGGCACAGCACCTCCACACCGAGCGCTATATTTTTTATCTTTATTTGAAAATATCATTCCTACGTTTTTTTCGCAGCCTACACACTTGGGAAGCTCTTTTTTTTTCTTTTTAATACCTGCGAGTAATTTTTGTTCATAATCAGATTTCAACCGAAAATAAGTAGATAACCCAGTCAAATAATCTTGAGAGACGATTTCGGCTTGCTTTTTGAGGTTTTGTTTCAGGACTTGTGGGAAATTTCCATCAACCACCGTTTCAGGGATATTTTCCAGTTTCAACTGCGGATTGCCGTCGCAATAAAGTTTCCGGAGAAAAATGGCATTTTCCAAATGAATCTGAGTTAAATGATTGTGATCGCATTTCAATAGAAGCAAAGATTTTGGAAGAGAATGTAACACCGTTAATTGATTGTACGATAGGTACGCATTCTCCAAGGAAGTGGCTTTCGATAAATCTATTTTCGATAACAAATTATAGCTCAAATGCAGATCTTTTAGTGTCTCAGGAAGGTTTTTTATTTCACTCAATAAATTATGTTCGCAATGCAATATTTCTATTTTCTCGGGGATGTTTGAAATACTGGTGATTCTACCATTTCCGAACAGTAAATGCCGCAATTTGGGAAACGCCTTTTTTGCGATAACCCCTAAATTCAAATGACCATGCAATGGAATCTTTACATTCACTTCTTTACTGTTCTTTGGTAAACTTGCTAAATACTCTTCGAATACTTGCTGTGCGGTGTTTTCATCTAAAGCGGCGTTTCGTTGAGATTCTTTGTCTATCAAAATATCAGCCAGCGAAGAAGAGGACATTATATATGGTAAAAAGAGGAAAGAATTTCTATATTTTTATTCTTGCGCAGTAAAGGGCAATTGCGTCATACTTTCTTCCTGATAATAGTTTTGTTTTTGCTCTTTCAATGAACGGATTTTCTCTAATATGATACGCTGGTCATTGAGGATTTTTTCTTTTACTTCCGCAGGTGATTTTTTCCGGGTAAAGCATATATACAGCCCGATACATGCAATAGAAAGGAAAATAAATACCACTCCGAAATTAAATGCCCGCGAATAGGTCAATACACGAAATTCATGACATTTCTTTAATGTGTCTTGCATGTATTGACCGGTCTTAGAATCGATTAAATTCGGCAAATAGGCAAACCTATCCATAGATTATTATAATATAAACATAATAATTTATTTTCTTTTGTGCGCGCTTAACGTTTTCTTCTTTTTTCGCGTTGTTTTCTTTCTCCTTCCACCACGCCGACGAGAGGATGATAGCGTTATTTTGTCGGTGGGAACTTCAGGTAAATTTTCGAGCAACCAATTTACCTTTACCAAATTTACCAAACCATCTGCTTTTATTGCTATACTTTTATTTTTTTTATTCCTGGTTCTCCTGATATCTGCCATTCCCGACCTCGCGCTTGAATTTTCAGAAATTTTCGGCATGAGTTTTTTGTCGATGAATAACAGTTCGAGAGCTTTTATCTTCGCTTGACCCAAACTTTTTTGGTGTTTTGTTTTTTTTATCTTGCTTTTAAGGGTATCGCTTACTTCCGACGTATCGAGATTGTTTATCTGATCAACTGTCAGGTCTTCTAATTCATTTATCGTACTGACCAGATGTTTTTTTCCAGATGATTTTAGTGTATACGACAAATCTCTTAAACTACTTTTTATCGAGTTTAATGCCTTGTGCATGATATATTAAACACCTAAATATATTCAAGTTTGAGACAAAATAAATAAAACGAATGTGTACGATAAAATGGCCAGAATAATGGAAATCAGCCATATAGGAACTACCGTTTTATGTTTAAAGCCTACGCCAAAAGGTCGGTAAGCGCCGTTTGGTAAATAAGCCAAACCCGGTTTAGTGACATGGACAATACCAAATAGCAAAGCAAACAACAAAATAGAAAAAGGTAGTTTATAGATTCTTAGTAATTTTCTCGAAATAATCTCCATTTATATTTATCTCTCGATATAATGATGGGCACATTTAATTTTATTAATCTTGAAATCCATTTTCTGCCATATCGTAATAATCTTCTTCGTCATCCCTTTGCAAAAACCCGACATGTTCTTCCGCGTCCATATCTTCGTCATCCGTATCCGGTCCGAAAATGTCGTTTTGATTATTATATGCATACTCATTTTCTTCCACGACATCGCCTTCTTCTCTGAATAAAAAGTCGTCTTCCGTCACATCTTCCGTATTTAACATTTTATCGCGTTTTTCTCCGTAGGTTTTAATGACATTCTGATTCACGAAATATTCACCTAAATGATATTGTTTGAGGGTATGTTCAGCTCGTCTGGTACGATGTTCGGTTATCTGCTCGAACCGTTTCATCATTCTTTTCTTTTCTGCATCTTCCAGCCGATCTACATTATTTCTAATTTCATCATAGGTGGTTAGGAACGATTTTTTATCGCGATGAAATACTTCTTTTTTATCCAACAACTTTTGAATAAATGAAGAAACTTTTAATTGTACTGCTCCCCGATCCGCGGATTGAATCTCATTCTCGTCGTCGTCGTCTCCGTAATCATTATCATTCTCTTCTTCTTCAAAATCTTTCTCTTCCTTTGCCTTTACGTGCTGAAAAATTTTATTCAATACACTGTCGTCTTCCGTCATGGTAATGAAATAATAAAATACAAAGTGTAAAGAAAAAAGGAAATATCTACCGTATAGGCGATCTCTTTTTTCCGGGAAAAAACCGTGGAATTTAGATAAAAACTTGTACATTTTCCGCAATCCGTTTGCCGCGTGGCTCATAAACGGGCTAAGAAGTTCATCGTTCTTGAACTCTTCCAAATAATCATATTTCTTTTCTAATGTGTGGGCAAGACTATCGGAATCCTGTTTCAATAACAGTTTATACTTGCATGTAAGGATTTTGTTGCCAGTGGTGATGTAACTTGGCAATATGTTGCATAAATAATAAATATAGTTTTTGACAAAATTCCCAAATACCGTATAGGACATCCCTTCCTCCCATTCATTCATCTGTTTTAAAAATCTGTCAATCACGTCGCGCCGAATGCGAAGAGTAGTCATAAACTCTCTGATTTTTTTTTGCATATTATCTATTTCCTTTTGTAAAAAGTTCTCCAAGTTGTCCAATAACGTTTGTGAGAGAGTTTCCGGGTCCGTTTTTTTCCTTTTTTGAGAATCTGGCGCGTCTTTTTCTTCTTCTTCTTCTTCTTCTTCTTCTTCTACTCCGGTCGACTCTCGATTCGCATATGATTCGAAATGATTTGCAAAGGATTCGTTCTTATCATCTCCATCAAACCCTTCTTTTAATTGCGTCAGCAAATCGATAATAGTATCGTGGTACGAAATCTGAATCGGTCTGGGTAATTGAACCAAATGTTGTTTATACAGTTGCGTCATGAGAGAGTTGAACTTACTCAAATTCATACCTTTTCCTTGTTCTTTTAAAAACTCGATTTTTTCCTCGATGGACCATTTTGAATCGTAGTTTTCATTCTTTTCTGAAATAAACGTTTCTAAAAAGTGTGGTATCGGCCGTATTTCCGAGTCTAATTGGCAATACTGGATAAGTGTGCGATACATCATTTCTTCTGAATACTGGCAAAATACACTTCGTGTGGATTCATCTTTTATTACCGGGGCGCTACTTTCCATGTGAAGAAAAGGCACGCGATTATATAATTTAATCTTGGCCAAGGCCGGACCTAATTTACTTACATTATTAACGTATGCTTCAATGCGTTCGTCTTCTCCTGAAAAATATTTTATCGGATTTCTTTTCCCTTCTATCTCGTTGCAACAAGCATTTTCGAGCCACGGTGCTTTCCCGTATTTCCCGAGCAGACTCCCTTTGACTCTCACGACTTCATTAATCAATTCCAATGTTCCAAATGAAAAAGAAAGGATTTTGGAGAAGTACATGCCCAGATATTTCCATTGATCCGAGCTACCACTTTTCAAACATTTCTTTAATTCTTCATTGACTGATTTTTCTATATTACGAAGAGGAATCTTTTCATCTACAATTCGGGTTTTCTGAATAGGCGGTAGGAATTGAGGCCAGGTGTTGGAAACCGACAAGTACGAGGGAATCGTTTCTTTCGATTCAAGCATATACAGCCGTTTCGTTTTTAGCAAATGGACTACTTTGTCGTTTTTTAGAAGAATATCAAACATACTTTTCAATCTGGTTTCCATCACTCCAGCAGATTTACCGATGGTACTCCAGGGAAGCGTTCTTTTGTCCTCGTACATTTTCCGCAAAATACAGGCCAAATATTCAATCGTGCCTTCACTTCCTCCATCTTCGTTTAATGGGTATCCGTCCAATATTTTTTTACAATTCCCAAATGTACGTTTCGGTACGAACGAAGGGACCAATGTCTGAATCGCGACGATTAAACAACATACGGTAAGATCTAACATTCGTGACTTTTCATATGTTTCGTATGTCTGTGCGGGTTTTCCTTTTGCAGCATTGGCTTTTTTCGCCATAAGAACCGTGTATTTCTGTTCTCCCATGAAAATGCTTTTTTGAGACACGAATTGGATACATAAATCCATGGTGGTATCTTCTATCAGGTCGAGGTTAATGAATAAATTCTTACATATGGCCGAAATAATATTGTAAAACTGGCGAAACATGACATTGCCGTATTTTCGTCTCCCTCCATTCGCCGAGTCTATTTCGAAATGAAGGGTTGGTATTTCCTCTTCTCCGGCCCACGTATTCTTTTCCTCTGACGACGAATCATCCATAAAATCAAAAGGGTTATTGTCTGCGAATTCAATCTCATCCAGCATATGTCCGCCATGGGTTACAACGAATCGCCCATCTTCGTGTTTGATTAATTTATCTTTGACTAATTGAGAGAGAACTACTCCGTATTCACCATTCTGGAACCCCAACGCTAAATCGTATATAGCTTTAGGAAGTAACGGAATAGAGTTACTGTCCATACAGTATTTCCAGTATGCGTTCTCGCCAGAGTAAGGTTCTCTACAATAATTTTTATAGAAATACACAATATCGTATTGTTTCGATTCGAAATTCCGCGATTTATGCATGATTTGCGATAAATGTTGTTCATTCGGCGAAGGTATATTTTCGGAAATATATGCTTGGTTCCCTAATTTGGAAAAATAAGAGTCCACTTCAAACCGTTTCCTTTTCCTCAATTCGACGTCACGTTGTAGAGTCCCTTCCGCAATGAGCATTTTTTCATTTATTTTTTTGGATATTTTATCGATCGTTTCCCCATATTGGTTTTTAAACATGGTTTGCGTCATATTCCCGACGACATAGTCTTTTTTTTCGCTTTTCAGAGCACAGGTTAAATCTTTAGGCTTGGCAAACATTTGATCGTCTGCATCAGGATCATACACCCAAACATGATTCATTCTACAGAAAAACTTTTTAATTTTCCTCACATTCACTTCTATTTCGATCTCGTCTTTTTCTTTGGCAGTAAAGGAACATTCTTCTATTCCAGGTGGAAGTTTTGGCGCTATCTGTAATACTGCATAGTCTCCCTCTTTCACCAATTTATAGCCCAGTAAAATATCATCTGCAAGTTCTTTGGTGTTATCGAGAGAACAACCATATTCCAGTGAAAGTTGTTGTTGTAAAAACGATAAAAACTGTTCGGGTGTGAATTTACTTTTTTCTTTGCGATATTTCGTCAATACATCATAATCCGTCGCGTCATATTCCTTGTCAAATTTCAGATCTCTTTTGTCATTATCTTCTTGCATTTCTTTCAATGAATTATATTTTTTCGCGATTGTTTTCCGGCTGGAATCATAAAACGTTTTAGGGTCTATAAATGGCTCAATCATATTCATGGGGGTAATCAGATCCACGTTCAACGACAAGAGCCACAAAGAAAACGTCAACCCATTATCCGTATTGAATATGTGTCCGAAAGAATGATTCGGGTTAGTCGGCAAAGAGTACATTTTTTTGAAATTGTCTGATGCACCTCTTCTATTTCTCAAAGAAAGTAGATATTTGTCGAGGAAAGGTAGATTGATTTCGCCAATGTCTTCTTTATTGAATGGCAATTGGTACTTGTATAAAGCATAGTTTGTATAGGCCTCTTTTTTATCAAGATAGTCCGACGTATAATTTTTCATGTTTTGGAAAATGTGCCGGCCAATTTTTTGCTGGGACGAAAAGGATAAACTATCCTCTTCAACTTTGTAAGGGGAAAAGGTGGCCAGATAATCGGACATATTTAGTTTATTCGCGTTCTCTTTATAGAAATGTTCAATCAGAGAAAATGTATTTGGAATGAGTTTCTGTAAAAAGGCGTTATAAAGCGGATGGGCGAGGGAGGAATTGTGTATTTCATTTTCCTGACTTTTCAATACTATTTCTTGAATCTGATTCTCCAGTGGATATATTTCCTCACTATCTTTGAGTAAATCGATGGTTCGTTTTATGACTGGTGTCGTTCTTACCAGATTTTGAAAATAAGGTATTCGGCATTTCGTTTTATGCAGTATATTATTCGCCGCAAACTGATTATTCTCAGTAAGAATCTCCTTGGGTAACATGATGAAACTGGTTTGTAGATTGATGTTATCCGCCTTCATTAGTGTGTTCATTTCATTTTCTTTTTTATTAAGATAATGAGAGTAATGTATGGGCGCAGTTATTCGTTTCATGTTGAATGACTTGCGTAGAATAGCAGTTGACTTATTGTCGCCGTAAATAGAGGAAGAAAACATTGTATTATTTGAACCCGTAAAGACATCGATATCGGCCTCGACAGAAATCTGTTTTGCAAGTGGTTCGAATACAGTTTCGGGAAAAGGTGAGAAGGGGGTATAATGATTTTGGCTCAATGTCTTGTACATGTGTTCATATTTTATATCTGAGCTTGGAGCATTGTTCTCCCAAAATAGACTCTTTGCGGTAGCCATTTCGGTTGGTATTTCATCATCTAGGTCATGAACAATGATGTCGTTATATATTGCCTGGGAAGGGTCATCCATGCCATATACATGACTACGTACATTTGCGACTGGTTTGAGCCAATAAATTTCGTTTTTTAATTTATACAGGTGATCCACGAGAGGTTTATAATTTCTGACATCTCGATTCCGAAAACCATTTATTTGTCCGTAACCGTTCTTCGTGGAATAGATTTCTCTCAGTTCGGTGAATCGATTTAAGTGTATATATATTTTTCGCATGGCTTCTTTGGATCTCTTATCATCTGGTAACGTAGACAGAAAATCATCCATTAAGAAATTTAATTGGGCATCCAACCCGTAATATACAGATTCTATTTCGCCGACGTATTCGTCTTCTTGAATCTCATTCATATTTTTGGTAAATTCCACATGTAGTTTTTGTTTGTACCCCTCATCTATTTTTAAGCCATTAATAGGCATATCATAAACCATTTCTCCTTGTGCCGTAAATTCTACATTGACCTCTGCCAATTCTTCTTCTTCATCCTCCTCTGGATTTGAGGAAGATAGTGATGCATACGATGCTGGCTCTCTACAAAAACATATTTTTTTCAAGGGAATGTGTTTTGGAATTCCCTTATAGGCAAAATCAATATAAATAACGTGGTTTTCTGGAAAAGTAGTCAGTTCAATCATATCTTCTTCCAATCGCGTGATTTTCGCAATGACCACACTTCGTATTTCGCCACTAAATTCCAAATCTACCCAGGTATTTGGAAGCAGTCCATTTTGTCTCGAAAATCCCTTTAGAAGGCTCCGACTCAATAAAATGATGCTTTGAATGGAAGAATCCAACAGTTTTCCATTCTTTAGGCGAATTGTGTGAGTTTCCATTGAGGAAACATTAATGAATTCTACAAAATCATTCGGATCATAGTAGTGAATGTAGAAAACATGTTCATTCATTTTCGGATCGGATTTTGCATTTATTCTTACGATATCACCCAGCTGTAAATTATCCATACTTAATATTACTGTATATTGTAATTATATATTTGTTTTAGTTTCCTAAAACAAAACAAATACCAGAGTATGTTCGTTATTCTAAAAAATAATCAGGTGTAAATATATATGCCGAATATCGTACAGATTTTCAAAGATGCCTTAAACCCGCGAAAGTTTTATATATGGATATTTTTTTTAATTATATTACTTATCATTGGTGGCTCGTATGTTTATAACAAAAATTATTTAGACGTGTTAACTTTGGGCTCGAAGAAAAATATTCCGAATACCGGATCAAGCGATAATATACAAATCCTGTTTTTTACTGTTGACTGGTGCCCTCATTGCAAAAAAGCAAAAACGCCGTGGGATAACTTTCGCGAAAATCATCACAACAAACAAATGAAGAATGCCCATATAACTTGCATCAAATATGACATGACTGAAAAAAAAACAGACGATCCTGCCTATAAAGAATATCAAATAGCGAAATCCATAGGCGAGAAATATAAGATCGAAGGATTTCCCACCATTAAAATGTTGAAAGGCGACCAGGTGATTGATTTCGATGCTAAAATTACCAGTTATTCTCTTGAAAAATTCGTTGAAAATATGATTTAATCTGTTTTATTCGCTGCAAGATTCGCTAAAAACACCCTTGCCGATTCTACCCCTCTCGAAACCAGTCGAACTCTTTCTTCTTTTGATTCCAGTGCCTCTATCATTTTCCAAGGGTCGTTTTCGCATCGTACCGGAATTTGGTTCAGTACCAGGCTTTCATTCGGATGGTGCGTTTTCTTCACAAAAGACCGTAACTTCCAGAGAAAGGATAGAATGTAATCAAACAGCTTATAATTACTGTTGTTGGTGAGGATAGAATTTTTTTCCACATGAAGATACAATCCTAAAATGTCGTCAGGTTCGTGTCCATCCTCTAAACATTGAGACAACGGATAGTTCTTGATAAGTGCTCCGTCCAAAAAGAACTGGTCATTCAAACTGAATCGATCAAAAATAATGGGCACATTGGAAGACGAATAAACAGCATCAATCAGTTTCCAGTCAGGATGTGTCTTGTAGGATATATCGACTAATTCGAATGTGTCGTAGGATGTAGTGTAGAAATGAATCTCTTTTTTTGTTACTTCGTAAAACTCTAATAACGTGATTTCGGTCTCTAAATCTTTCCCCAAAAGCATCGGATTTAAAAACTGTGAAAATTGGGCTTTCGTAAAAAGTCCTCCCTCTTGTACGGCTCGTACAATGGTGTTGAAATTCAACTGAAATACATGATGCCAAGGACGATCAATGATATAGGTTTCAATGTCATCTATGGGATAACCCAACGAAAAGTACACGGCGATCAAAGTGCCCACGGATGTCGCGTATATAGTTTCAATGTCATCCATGGAAAAAAAAGACTGTTGCAATAAATGCTTTAGTATGCCGACAAAGACCATACCGGTATTCATGCCACCCGAAATAACCAAGTGTTTAATCATCTTTATATTATAGTATGTTATGTTTTAAGTAGTTTTTTTCTTTTTCTCATCAAGGGACGACAATGGCTGGTTTTGACAACAAATGCTGTAAAAGTTGCGTAGAGAAATACGTCCCGAAGATAACCCAAATACAAGCGATTTGTCGTGATCCGTTGTATATCAGCCAACTTACCCCTTGGCAATATGGGGACGACACATAAAAGACGGAAATAAATATATCTTTCCAGGAACTGCCGACGCAATGATCGATATAGACATGAGACGCTATGAAGTGTAACAGTATCCATAATATATAAATACTACTTGCACTCATGACAACGATGGCCGTGTCCATAAAATATGTGGGAATTTGCATAGAGTCTGTTTATCCTGTTTTGGTGAACCGCTTTCAATTTTACCATTTATTTTTGTAAGCCGTTATTTGCTCGTTTAAAATATAGGACATATCCATATAAATAAAATGTCGTGTTTTTTAGGGGTCAATGACGAAGAAACTTCCGGTAAAGTGAATATCGACAGTCTGTTTGATAATAAAAAAAAGAGGGACTTGAAACAACTCTCCATCTTTAAGAAAATACTTCAACGCATCCACACTCGAATTAAATTGACTGGTCGGAATAAACAAACCGACAGACATATCTGGTTCACAGTGCCCACCTATATTTTCGGCGAGGCCGTATATGACCAAGGAGATTGTATCGCGTATTTAGTAAATAATTTACAAGAGAATGGATTTTTAGTGAAATATATACACCCGAATACGGTGTTTGTATCTTGGAATAATTGGATCCCGCAATATGTACGCTCAGAATTCAAGAAGAAAACGGGGAAACTGATTAATGAAAAAGGAGAAATTACTGAACCTGTCAAAGAAGAGGAATCCAACGAAACTCCAGGATCTACGACGAAAAAAGACGGTAAAATGTACACCCCGATCGATAAATACAAACCCACGGGAAAATTTGTGTATAATCCGGATATATTGGAAAAGATTGATAAAAAAATGCAATTTTAATAATTTTTTCGGACAATATATTATGGACTGCTATCGTTTTGAATCAATTCCTGGTCGAAAACCTTTATTTGCACATATTGACGCAACATATGTGATACACTTGGAAAACAATGGCAGATTGGAAAATGTTAAAAGACAATTACGCGAATATTATCCAAGCAAAAACACTTGCATTTTGTATAATAAAGGGTGTAAAAAATGCAAGAAACACCTACCAAAAAATGAGACACAATACGACCTGGTCGATGCAAACCTTTTTATTTTTCGAGACGCGCAAAAGAAACAATATGAAAATATACTTATTTTAGAAGACGATTTCTTTTTTCACGAGGACGTTAGAAATCATACCGAGGATGTTGATCGTTTCATACGAAAGAATCAAGATGAGGAGTTCATGTATTTTTTAGGATGTCTTCCGATTATATCCTTACCACTGGATCTTCATATGATTCATTATAAAGTACCGCTGGGAGCATGCGCACATGCCGTCATTTATAGTCGTTTATATAGAGAGAAATTATTAAACGTGAAACAACAAGATATTCCAGATTGGGATATTTTTCAGATTACGTTTCGACCATTCGACCGCGTGATGTATCATATGCCTCTCTGCTATCAATTGTTTCCCAAAACGGAGAATTCTAATAACTGGGGAAATCACAATATTATTCTTAAATTTATTTGTTCACATCTATTTCAATTACTTCAGTTACTCAAATTGAACGTCCAAGTTGATCCTGGATATTCGATTTGTTACATGTTTTCGAAATCCATTGTATGGGTAGTAATTATCACGTGTCTATGTCTTAATTACCCGCTGTTTTTTCGGCCAAAATACACTCAAAAATCACGTCACTGAATAAGCATAACCATTTGGATTATGCTTATTGGTTTAAGCATTGAACCTTTCTTGTTCAAGTCTCCATACGATCGCCAAGACACTTCTACCATGTCGTTTTGCGATTTCCGCTACACTAAGTTCTAATAGATCATGTTCCCTTTCGAGAGCAATCAATTCAGGGATAGTCCATTTATTTCCGAAGCGAGATTTGATGGTTGCGGGCATTTGAATCTTCATCCATTATTCTCTTTAATTCGATTCATAAATGATTATTTTCCTTTTCATGTTCGACTGTTTTTGGACCTTTTTCTATTCCCCAAATCATTCGTATCATTTGTTTATAATGGGTTTGGACGTATTCCGATTCAAACAATAGAATAAAAACATCTGCCAAATCTATCATATACATTTTTAAATTGTCAAACATGTTTCTATAATAGAGCAGTACGCTTTAAATACTATTTTGAAAAGGTAATAAAATTGAATTCATTTGAGAAGATGGGTTCAAATCATTATCCACTTTTCTGTTTTCAACATATGATGATGGAACCTGAAACGACAATCTTGCATATTGCCTCGCAACAATCAAAGACAAAGAAGGTAAAAAAACAACTGAATTTCAGGGAAAAGGAAAAACTGTGGGCGATTTATGACGAAGAAAAACAATGTAGAAAGAAGGATACTTTAGACACAATTGAACAAACGGATTTCTGCAGTAAATGCCATAATTTGGTTATATACTCTGAAGAAGGATTCCCTACTTGCCCTAATGGTCAGTGTGGGTTCATGAACCAATATAGCTTAGATTACTCACCGGAATGGAGATATTTTGCAGGGGAAGGGAAAACGAACAGCCCCGACACAACTCGTTGTGGGAATCCAATTGATCCACTTTTAGAAGAATCCTCCTATGCGTGTAAGATATTTTGTCATCCCTCCGCCTCTATTGAAATGAAAAATTTACGCAGATGGAGCAAATGGCAGTCCATGCCTCATAAAGAAAAAATGCTTCATGAGGAATTTCAGTTGATCAGTACATATGCTAGCAATGCTGGTATTCCAAAACTCTTTATCGACCACGCGAAATCAATATATAAAGACTTGTACGAACAAAAAACCTTTCGTGGAATGAAACGCGACGCGATTCGAGCGGCGTGTATTTGGATATCTTGTTGGAGAAATGGATGTCCGCGTACCCCAAACGAAATTGCGGAAATCTTTCACATTGACAAAAATAGTGCTTCTTTAGGATGTTCTTCGGCAGAGGAACTTTTGAAAAGTCACGAAAGGACTATGGATGAAAAAGATAAGCTTCACTTCTGTGCCTTGACTCCAAGTACATTCATTGAACGGTTTTCGAGTAAATTAGAAATGACGAAAGAGCAACATTTATTGGCCAAGTTTATTGCAATTCAGGTAGAAAAGAAACAACTGATTCCCGATAATCGACCTCAAGCGATTGCGGCAGGAATATTATACTTCATATCGGTTCGATGTAATTTGTCTTATACAAAGCAAGACATTAAATTGAAATTGGGGGATGAAGCGAGCGAAGTGACTATCAATAAATGTTTCAAAAAGCTGAATGAATATCAGACGGAGCTGTTACCTTCCTGGGTGATGAAAAATTACAAATAAAGTATATACTCCAGTTTATGAAAAAAATACCGTTTAGACAATTTCTCATGAAAACTATATAGTGTATTTGTGTAATGAATTATTGTCCAGCTCAGCAGATGCCGTTTTTTAATCCATACCCAATACTACCACCTCAAACGATATATCGGAAAAAAAAGAAGAGGAAAAATAAAAAGAAAGAAACGATAATAATGGATTCCTCTTCTTCTTCGTCGGAAGACGAGACTGACCATTGTCACCGACGACCATGCATTCCGCATCCTTCCGCTTATCCCCCCTCCGCTTATCCCCCCTACTACGGTCCAGAAATGTATTATCAACATCCGTCTTTTCTATATTACCACCACCTAGAGGCGCATAGGAAGAAAAAGGAAGAGGAAGACGAATATAAACATAGACATACATGTCATAATAACTGTGACGATCCATTTGCGCCACCTTTTTATGACAAGTATTTGTACGGCCCGAATTTAGAAAAAGAATGTGATTCTATTCCATTTTATGTACACCAGACTCCTGCACCTGCGCCTACGCCTGCACCTGTACCTGTGCCTTTAGTAAATCCGGAATGCGATTCTCCACATTTACACAGCACGCATTCGCGTTCCTCTTCTCCTTGCAGTCATCATTCCCGCCCTCATCATCATCATTCCCGTTCGCGGTCACCATCATGTGCATCTCACTCATCCTCTGAAGAAGAAATCGATCCAAACAAAGTGACTTATATATTGCGCTTGCCTAAAAATAAGAAAATAAATTGTGCGTACGTAGTAAAAAAATAAATTGTCATACATGAATATATGGCGTCAGTGACTCCAAAACTAATATTTATAGTGCCGTATAGAGATCGCGAATTGCAACGTGATTTTTTTAGATCTCACATGAAAAACGTCTTGATAGATATGGAATATGAGATATATTTCTCTCACCAGTCGGATACAAGAATGTTCAACCGAGGTGCAATGAAAAATATAGGGTTCATCGCGATGAAACAAAAATATCCAGACACGTATAAAAATATAACGTTTGTGTTCAATGATGTCGATACCATGCCGTTCGTCCATCATTTTCTACCATATGAAACGACCAGCGGTACTATAAAACACTTTTACGGGTTTAGACATGCTTTAGGTGGAATAGTGTCAGTCAATGGGGGGGACTTTGAAAAAATGAACGGCTTTCCGAATTTCTGGTCTTGGGGGTATGAGGACAATGAATTGCAAAGAAGAGCGAATCTTAATAAAATAAACATCGATCGGTCGGTATTTTATCCTTTATTTGACAGGAATATCATTTTTTTGCAAGACGGATTTTACAGAGTCGTTAGTGATACAGACAAGATGCGTTATCATTGGAAAACAACAGAGGGGATAACCGATATAACCCATTTAGAGTATGCAATTGAAAACGATATGATCCAGGTAACCTCATTCAAGACTGCAACCGATGAAAAACAATCAAACCCTAAATTACTGGATCTTCGCCGTGAAAAAAACACTACACAAGTAGTTTCCAAAAAAATTCCCATGGTACTGCGATAAGCAAACTGCGATAAGCAAACTGCGATAAGCAAACTGCGATAAGCAAACTGCGATAATAAGCGAAAGCGATAAACATAGTTACTGGATAGATTTTCCTTCTATCCATCGAAAAGTAATTCCGTATTCGAATTCAGTTTCCCACACGCCGGATATTTTCAATATGATTAAAATAGGAGGAATCGTGTGAATACTGGAACTGGAATTGGTTTCTCCATTGATTTTTAATTTCCCCTTTGAAAACTGCTTGGTCATGGAAAGCGAGGTTGATTTCGTGCAGCAGAAAAACGACGAGTAATAGGACAAGATGTCATGTTCTATTTTAATCACGCGATCAATGATGGATTTATTGGGCAAAGAGAGGGGGTCGAATCGAACAAAATTTGTGTTTTCAGAGGAATGTTCAATGAACGTAGAAGTAATGGGAACCAGAATAAACAAACCGTTCATTGTAAAGTGCGGATGAGTGTAGTTTATTTTAGTAAAGTTTCCATTCATTATAAGATTTGGCTTGGAATCCAGACAATATAAAAAATTCGGGTCATAGTTATCCAATGGTAGTGCCAATATATTCATTTTCCGTAAGTATAAATATATTGATTCTTTTATTATATTTTTACTGAGAAGTTTTTTCATCTGACGTAATATATAGAGTATTATGGAATCTGGTGCAATCGGACGTTTAGGACTAAAAACGAAAACACATTTTAATTGGAAAGGCAAAACTTTCTCTCAAGTTTCCTCTATACTCCAGAAAAATAAACCAGACGACACCGACAAACCCAGAAGTCTTTTTTTTCGAGCATTACCAAACCAAATATACAGACGAGAAATAGGAACTGTAGAAAATGGCGGAGGTGGCGTAGCCACCATCACTTTGACAATGGATACGCCAGGCGGGACCATCGTGAATACACAAAGTGCGCTATGTGAAGGGATTATGGGTACAGTTGATATCAATTACGATGAAAGTAAAACGGCTTTACAATGTAGTACCGGGTGTAATAGTTATTTAGATAACGACAGCACGCAACGTAATAGTAAATATCTCCAATCATTGTCGTTACAAGATAACGCAAGAAGACGAGTTCGGAGTAGCGGCATGATGCGGCCTAGATTTAAAGACAATAAAAACGGCCAATCGGATAACTATGCGTCTTCCGGACAATATTTACACAGTCGGAATAAAACGTTCCAACAAAATCAGTTCAGTAATCTACGAGTGGGAGATTCTACTGCGACTCCGGGGACGACTGCCAGCCAGGATAATAAATACGCTTCCAACACGATTCAATATTGCGACTCATCTTCCAGCGTCACAAATTACGTCCCAGTTTATTACAAGCCGAGTAATTCAAAGTTTGCTCAACAAGGTGCAGTGGATGCAGGGTGTCGCCTCGTCCGATTGAAATACGACACCATTACCTCTGCTGGAAATGCAATGCGCGTGGCATATGGACCCAGTACTGCGAATGCATTAGCATACGGTGTTCCTTCGAATGGATACACGATAAAAGATAAAATCGGATATCCTAATAAATGCACTCCTAAATTCCCAAAGTACGGTCAGCAGTGTAATATGACCAGCGAATGATGAAGACAAAAAAATAAAATGCAAAATTGATTTTTTTGAGAAGAGAAGAGATCTCGTATATATAAGCGAGTAAACAAAAGCGAGTAAACAAAAGCGAGCAAATCGATTCAAATTGAAGAAGAGTAAGCTAAGAAGAAGAGATGAAGTCATCTGCGATTATCAACACTTCTCCAGTCTGGCCTCACCGCAACTACGTCAGCAAGTCTGAAGAAACGGTTCTTAGTCAGATCTACCTCAACAAGATGTGGATTCCTGACGTCCTGATTGATATCATCAAGGATTACCTGTACATACATGCGGAAGAGATTCTGCGGAAGTACCACAGGAGCAGGATAAATGCAAGCATTTGTGACCTGACCTGCGACTCATTCCATTACGTTGATATGTTTGGTCGTCGTAGGCTGACAGTATGGTCTATCGGGCACTTATATTGCTCTAAGCCAGAGATCCAATTGCAACAAACCATGTGCATCACGTGTGGCGTGAAGTGCGAATCTCACCCAAATGCGAACGGTTGTTGTCTATTGGAATGGGACGGAGAAGACGGAACTCTTGAATTCGAGATGGAGAATGAATACATGGCCTCTTCTATGGTTGAGGAAGAGGTGGCTGTAACCGGCGATGATTATAATGACATTGACGAGGATGACCGATACGATCATTGGAAGCCGTGGGGAGGAGCAGATTACGACCCTTATAATCGTGACGAAGACTACAAATACAACGCATAACTACTCACTATAAACAGTTTTAATATTTAAATAGAAACCTTTTTTTATTACACCCCATATATAATAGAATCGAATCGAATCGAATCGAATCGAAACTCAGTAATATCCGCGAATACGAAAAAAACAGACCTTTAGCAAAGCCATACTTACATTATAATATTTTATAATAATATAATGATCAGTACCCGAGAAAAGCGCGTGAAAATAACGACACCAGAAACCAGCCAAAAAAGCCTGATGATCGAAGAAGGCACATCTATACTATTATTATACGATAGGGAGAGTTTTTTTCACCATATTTTTTTCGCGCCATTCTTTGCATTTCTCCATATCGATCTCCGAAGACGTTTCGGTCGTGTATTCCATATTATGGATTATACTTTGTATTTTTTCCAATCGCGGTTGCCCCATAATAGAATTCACTTCTTCCAGTTTCCCGGAAACAAACAGCGGAATCTTACAATGCAATATTCGTCGAATCGTTTTTTCGGGCGGACAATGAATGATCGACGAAAACAGTTTCAAAAACGTTTCATATCGCAACTCATCGTTTGCCTCATATAAAAACCCTTTGCATACAATGTATTTTTCGCACGACGCGGTATTACATGCAATAGGTTTGAGAAAAACGGTTTTTTCAAAAAAATGTGATAACAACGCAACGACGTCTAAAGACAAACTACTGAATGTATCTCCGAGTTTAATGATACAAGTACCTTTTAGTTTGAGAATACACAAACAAACACATAATTGTAATAATAGATTGATATTGTTTGTATATTCATGAGTACTTGCCGACTCGCAGAATGCAATGTCTATCGCTGATAATTTTGAATATTTATGAAAGTCCGCAACGGTCGATAGTTTTTCCATAAACACATGTTTATCGTTTGTGTGTTTTTTTCTTATATGTTCAATCGCATGGATTGTACATTTATTTATGTGTATGGTAGAGAGGGCCGCGTACCCCTCCCATGTAAATTTCATAAGATTATACAGTTCTATTACTTCATATCGGACCAACGAACGATTATTACTTCTGCCAACTAAACACCTATAAGGATGAGAGGTATGAAATGCTTTTTCCCAATCAAAAAGGGTATATGTGTGTTCCTCTAATTGTTTTAAGTAGTGACTGAGGGAGGCAGAATAGTCGGTCACAGGTTCAGTATCCGGTTCGATTTTACAACATATGAAATTTGAGTAGATAAATGTTTTCGGGAATAAGTAATATATCATTGTATTGAGTCTTTTCTGAGTTTGAAATGTATGATTTGATTTGATATAATAAGGTTGGCTTTTGTACATTTTTTGGTTGCATATACTTAATAGTTGCATTTATATTTTATCTCAATTCTTTATCTTTCTTCCTTTTCCACAATTTGGTGACCCACATTTTCCTTTCAAACAGGAGCAGCCTCATCGACCGGTGGAGAATAATTATCTTCTGTAAAACCTATCTTGATTTTTCCAATCTTTTTTCTGCCACGTGGTTTGTTGTTTTTCTGTACTTCTTTTTGTTCTTTTTCTTCGACGTCTTTGTTATCTTGATCTTGTTCTTGTTCTTGTTCTTGATCTTGATCTTGTTCTTCTTGTTCCCTTATGGTGGTCTGCATCTGAGACAAGGTGGTCTTTGACAATTCTCTCATTTTCTTGAAAACAAAATACCGGTTTAGAAAGGAGACCGTTTTTTCCTGGAAACTCATTTTCAAGGCCGTCTTGTAATCTTTCTGTAAATCTGGGTCATTTCTAAAGTCATTTTCCAGATTATCAAATAAACGTTTGAAAAGTCCAGATGAATCCGGTAATCGCATCTGACGAAGTTCGTCCTTGTCCAGCAAGACAAACCCATAATCTTCCATCAACCGCACCAAATACTCGAAATTCACCAAATATTCCGTAAATGTCTTGTCAATGCTCTCTTGATACACTTGAATTGGGAGTCCTACCGACGACTCATCCGCTTTAAAATCTTCTATGACGGAGTTGTATTTTTTCGTTATTTCGAACATTTTCTTTCCGTTTTTATCAATTCGTATCGTTTCGTTTTGGCGAATCAACGAACCATCTTTGTTTTTGTACAAGAACTTGAAAATCTCCTCTCCGTCGAAACACGTTCCCACGAAATATCCATGGAGTCTCGTACATTCGGCCACGTTTTGTAAAAAGGAATGCAAGGTCTTTGTGTTTTCGAAAAAGTAGTGCAGCGAAAACTGACATGAACTTATATGAAAACCCTCATTTGCTATCCCGTGCTTAAATACATATTTTTTGGCGTTTGTATTTTTCCCCTGACCAAAGATAGACTGTACAATCTCTTTATCCGTCGTGTTTTTAAATGCGCTTCCGTCAGTACGAATATTTAATGCACTATTTCCTTCGATGAAAAGCCCTCGTAACGAAGAGTTTCTGTTTTTGTGTCTATGTCGCAAATATCGAATACATGCACCATTATAAGGATTGGTAATATTATCTCCGTGAATATCGATGCCAAAGACAAACTTTACTTGCGAAAAGACCCACTTTGAAAGGTCACCGCCCTTTCCCACCGCGAAATCAATCAAATAAGGTTCTGCCACGTTTCGTTTTTTCCGGAGAAACATGGAAATATTCTCAATGAGTCTGCGTTTGACATAATTATGAAATTCTCTCAACGAAATAGTGGTAGACTCATCTTTATCGGTTAGATTGTAATATACCGTATCTGCTATTTCGACTTTTGGAATTTCCTCTTTCCCAGTTATCATCTGCTCAGTGACTGGGTAATGAATCGATCTCCAATTCGTGTCGGCCGTCGTATAGTTATTATAAAGTTTAATTCCTTCCATAAGCGCTTGTGTCTTGTCTTGTCGCAAACGGAGTGGAACCCATTTCCAAGGCCCTTTCTTGTTTTGGTCATATTGGAATTCCACCACCATATCGCCGTCAAACACTTCACCTTCCAGTGTCTTCATTTGATTGTTCGTTGAGTCCAATTCAATGTGGCACAAGTATGCTTCCGCATTGTATGGATCCGTTGGCACGAAAGGCATGGCTTCGTACGCTTCTTCATTCTCTTGACCCACCATGTCTTTAAAGTATTCGTCGCTGTCGTATAAAACGTCATGGAAGACGTTCATATGTTTATGTTTTTTCCGGTCGAACCCCACATTCAATATCAGGGTCTTGTATGGAATCATTTTCGACATCATCTTATTCCCGTCGTGCGCAATATAACGTATTAAATCTTGACCGTCTTTATCTTTTTTCACATTGACCAAGAAATCGATAGTGTTATATTCAGGCGGTTTCCATTTAAAAGATCGTTTCCACGTGAATTTTTTCCCGAGTGGAGCAGCTTCATTCGCTTTATCGCCTCCTACCCCCGTGTCCATAGGGGTGAAAATCAATCCATCTACCTCATAATCATGTGCTTTGGATAAAATAGACGCCGATGCTTGGTAAATAGATTGTTCTGTTTCGACACATTGTTCAAAGTGTTTGCATCGGAAATGTAACTCACATTTCGCATCAGGTGTCACGGTTTCTAACTTACACATGGCGTGAAATTTTTTCAACAACGGTAATCTATTTTTTTCTTCCAATGCCGAATCGTCATTTGTACTGAATGGTAGTGGTCTTACATGCGCTCCTTTTTGCAATCCTCCGAAATAATAGATATCGAATGCCGCGTATAAATAAAGGACCTCTTTCCTTTTCCCGTACATGATGAATTCCCCGTCCAAAAGGCTATCAAAACAGTTTTTTTCTTTCGTCATAGATCCGGTGAAAATGACTTTCAAATTCTGCGATATCATATACATACGGCCATCTTTCGCTATATACAACAGCGCTCGCTGTCCATCCGCTTTTTCCGTCACGGTATAATTTTTCTGGATGGATATCGTACTTGACAACATTTCTTGATTATCCGTCACATTTTCCAGCTGCAATGCTACCGACTGAGGACCAATAAAATACGGAAACGGACTTTTCGTGGTTAACCACGTTTCGCCATATATTCTGCACATGTAGGCATTCAATATTTTCGATTGTTCGCTGTAGCTTATTGGGAAAGCGGTTTCTTGTAATCCAGATAGAATAAAACGAATACATTTCCGGATTTTAATCATGAGATTCTTCACCGCATCTTTGTCGTTCTCATAGTCCGCCATTCGATAGTTGTCCATCTCCAGTTCTATTTCATAGACCGGAATCGTGTTGAATACATCTGATTCTTGAATGGTTTCTGTCGGAATTGGTGTTCCGTATCGGTTATTTTTCCTCTTGTCGACTTTATTTTTCAAGTTGGTTTTGACAATACTGATGTCGACAAAGATCGGATAATCCTCGTGCTTAAATCTGACCCGATTAATACTTCGGAATATTTTACGAGTCGTCGGCCAATCATAGAGCGTTTTTTTTATGGGCATGTATGTACTGGTTAGTTTGTAATCTTCTTCTTCTTGATAAGACACTCTGAAATTAAAATCTTCATAGTCCAATCGTTCAAAAGGTTTCTGAGTGGTCGGATGAATGACATTCTTCTTTTGGGTGAATTTTGCGGTGTTGCCCATTTTTTCTAAACTATTATGCTGACAATAATATTGAATATCTTTACCCCCTTCGATCTCTCCTCGAATGTTGGAAGAAATCATCTTTGTTCTGGCTCCTCCTTCTTGTTCTACGGTATCCTTCTCACCAGCGTCCCCATCTTTTTTCACGAAAAATGGTTTCGCACCAACCAGACGTTCAGGAATGATGCGAAGCATATGTGTTCCGGAAATGTTCGCGGACTTCCAACCGTTTCCCAGTAGATTTGTAACCACGTTTTGATAATCTACTACGGAAATAGGTTTCGCCACTTTGGAATTCGTACCAAATCTGATTTCCAATTCTGGAGTTACGTTTTTAGTTTGCGCTGTTTTCCGGACAGAATTACAGTTTTCTAAATAATGGCTGACCATTTCCTCGAAGCTTTGCGATAAAGCTTTCAAATTCCTTTCTGTCATAATCGTATGTCTATGTATATATAATCACAAGAAAAAACTATATATACATTCAATTTTGTATTCTATTATTTGCCATTCCTATCGTTCTATTCCCAAACACAATGAACCACTATTTTTTCATATAAATCGTGTTTTTTCTTCGGCGGATCCGTCATTCCCAGCTGTGAATACATGTGTTGCAGCTCACATAATTTATAGTTAGAAACGCTTTTTAATGATTTTTCGAAGCTGATTAATCCGACCAAACTCTCTCTAATGTTCGTGAGGGATTGCGCTTGCGTTTCGGCAGACGGTGTCGGAATATCCACCAAATATTCAGGTATTTTTTTGTCCTCTTTTCGATACAAGATGACGCTTTCAAACTGTTCGTGTTTGTCCAACAGAAACTCCAAATATGTTTTCTTTTTCTTGTCCACAATATAAATATTGAAACGGTAGTAGTGACAAAATGCATAAAGAGAAGAAAGTAACAGTTTCGGTTGGGTCAGGATATCCTCTACTATACGGTTGCATCCTTTTTTAGTTACTTTGATCGACAAGTCTGAAGTTGCTTTTAATAATGAATAAAAATGCTCCGCCACCCGTTTTTTCTCTTTTATTTCGCTATTGAGCATGTTGAAAGCTCTTTTGTATTCCGATTCACCATATTTTACTAAAAAAAGAGTCCAGAAAAGCGGATCTTGAGTTTTCTTCACCGACATCTGTTTTTGAATTGGTGTCGGGATTGGGATGGTTGGGATGGTTGGGATGGTTGTCAGAATCGCTGGTTCAACAGGGATTGTTTTTTCGATGATCGAAGAAGACAGTACCACAACATCTTCTTTCTTCCTTTCTCTCTTATCTTGCAACGAAATCATAAACGGTTGAATGAGTTGTATGGACCATGGGGGGTGAGAATTACAAATGAGGGATGTCCAATACATGCTTTAATACTGTATAAATAAATATATTTAAGTTTCTAAGTTAAGATATTGTTTGCAGTCGTTTTTTTCTTGCTCCACTTTTTGTAAAAAAACATGTTGGGTGTCTATATACTCTAAATATTTGGTCAACTCTTCAATTGCTTCTGCCGGAATAGTAGAGACGTTGATCATGATTCCGTTTTTATTTTCGTTCAGCTTGATTTTGGTATATTTTCGCAGAATAGACCCGATCACAATATGATTTTCCTTGTCCATGGCTGAAATTTTATTTAGAACCTGAGAAGATAGCATTCACTTTTCTTTATACCAAATACTTCTTTATATTATTTATGAATCTCTTTTGGCATCAAATTACCCAGTATTTCAACGAACGGGTCATTCAATTCAAATCTCACTCCAATCACTTTTATATTGACTTCGTCTTGTTCCTGAATGGTGTTGAAATATTTATTGTCCCCAAAATGATCTCTTATAATAAACACCGTTGCCGGGATATTTTGATCCTCGTCAATGACGTCCGCATGGATCCCCGCTTTCGTTACGCTGCTCACCCGGCATTGTTTTATCCATGATCCTTCCGCCGGATTATATGTCTTGCATTCGAATACGACATAGAACTCAATTCTATCTTTTTTCAATACGCCGGCAGAGTAGCTTTGAATTTTAATCGTATTCGGCTTCACATATCCCTCTTCAATACATTTCCCGCCGATAAACGTTTCGAGAGTTGAGCGTAAATTGTCTTTCGTCACGTTTGTTCCGATCTCCATAGGCAATAATGTCACTCTCATTTCCATCATTTTTGAGATGTACAAAATATCCTTTGGATACGTTTTTGGGGGTTGCGTTTTTTTTCTCTCTGTCATCTTGTTGTTGTATATTGTATTTATATATTTATTTTTATATTTCAATTTTCATCTTATTTGTTTTATATCCTCCTTCCCTCTTATTTCTTTTTCACAATATCAAAGACAGGTTGAGAACCCACCATAGATTTGGCAATGCTTAAATGGATTATATCCGTTTCCAGCGATTCTTCCAAATCTAAAAACCACGGTAAGTTCTCTTTTCGAGACAAATGACGAAGCAGTAATTCATAAATCATACAGACATGATGTTTGTTTATACGTAGGCTTCTGTCCTTTATTGGCACATAAAGCAAATCTGTGTGTTTTACCAGATCATAGACCATTTCCACTTGAGTTGTAGGAATACCCATAATGTCTAATAGAATACTCAACTTGTTTATGATCATATCTCTATTTGCTTGCTCACATGTTGCGCCAAGAGCATTCCTTGTCTGAAGCACATTCTTGTTTTTAAATCCGTACCCGTCGATTTCCGAGTTTTTCAGTATAGCCATGAATCCAAAGATCGATTCTTTCTCTGCATTCTCTTTACCGAATTCACGTCTGACTTTTTCGAGAACTTTCTGAGATTTATTTAAAGTTAGCCGCCAGGTTTTTGTATCAATATTATCTTTTTCCGTAGCGAGTATCTCTCTCCATTCCTTTCGTTTAAACACCATAAATATATTCTTCTTTTCTTTTGTCATGCACAACACATAATGATCGGCAACTCCTGGTTTGAATATTTTTTTCCTGAAATAACTGTAGATCACATCTTCCACATTATCGGTATATGTCTCTGTGATTGGCTTGTTAAAGTCCGAGTCCTCTTTAAATATTGCCTTGACATATTTCATTTTTTCTCGAAAAATACATGTATCCAATTTGTGGAAAAGAAGATAATATACCATTTCTTGTTTGTCCATGTTATGTACGGTAGTCAATACGGAAAGGGATCTTAGACCTACATGTTTGATGTCTTTTGATTTCTCCATCCTATCATTCTCTGCTCTACTGACATACATATATGCGTCTTGATTCCAAAATGTAACGGATTCATTCAAAAGAGTAACGAGATCGTCGTATGCTTTACTGGGAGAAAATTCTGTTGGAACCATTTTCCCCAGAGCACTTACTTTAGATTCGTCTTTTTGTTTTACCGCTAATAACATTGGTTTCACAGCAGAAGCAGGATTGGCCGGTTGTTTGTTTTGCAAAGGTAAAGGTAATGGAGATGGAGGGGTCGCTTTTTTATCTATTTCTATCGCATGGTGACCTTCAGGAAGATCAATCGTCACTGACGTAGGTTTATGGTCCAAGGGAATGGTTCTCTCAAAAATAGACGCGCGAGTATTTTTAATATCGTTTGGTTGAAACGCATAGATATTATTTTTCTTGATTAGATATCCCAATTTGTGATTGCAAACCAACCATTCCATTTTGTTTTTCAAAAACTGAGAGATGGTATAATAGATTTCTTCCAATGGATATGGATTCCCGATTTGTAACTCTTTGATCAGTTCCTGCAACGTGAAGAAAGCTCTGTCCCTGAATAATTGTCGGACACGCTTTGCGATTCTTTCGTGATTGATACTCACATGGTGGATATTATAACTTGTACTATTCATTTTCGCGGTTTCCGACATAGTAGGCTTACATGTAAATTCGCACTGTTCCATATAATCACATTTCCTGGAAAAAGAGGTGTCGCCTACTGTATATTTGATTTTTTTATTCGACGACAGCTCAATCTCGATTTCCATGCCCATCTTTTCTGCAGTAAAATTATTTTGATTCATATTCAATATGCAATCTACCGCACTTTCTTTCATGATCCGGGTTATTTGGCCGATTTGAATGGCTTTTTCTTCAGACAAACGATACATGTAGATATCCGCAGTTTCTAATTGAGTACCGTCATGTGTCGCATGCATATAAATTTCGACATTCCGTTTCGACAACGGGAAAATACAATGGCTTTTATTCCTGACTGCTCTTCCAATAACCTGTTCGATACGGCTCATATTATACCATGGATCTAATATATGGACTTGGCGTATATTTTTAAAATCAAGACCCTCACTCCCCGCCTCGGAAATAAGAACGACTTTTACGTGTCTCCCATCGAAATTAGAAGGGTTAGTGATTAATTCAATATCCAATTCGTTACTTTGCGAATATGCACTTGTCCCAGTAATCATCGCATACTTTGCAGTAAATTCGTCTTTGGCAGCTTTCGCTTTCATCGTCAATGGGTTCAGTACAGGCGATTTTTCCTTCAGAAACGATCGAACATGAGAAGAATAACTGTATCGCGTGATTCCCATTTCTTCCAAGGCCAATGCCAATGGCAATAATCCGCCTTCCAAATAACGCGAATATACTAATACGATTCCGGCGGAGTTCTGTATTGCTTTACAAATCGCCTCTATTTTACAGCTATATTTTCCAATATGCTCTAAACTGAAGATTTTACCATACTTTTCTAAAACATGAGGTTTATATTCGTAGTTAAAACTGACGCCGTATAACCCAGAAGATGTTTCGAAATTCATTGCATTCCGTAATCCGTCTTTCCCGTGCAATTCATTTATAGAACCAGCATACGGTTTATCGGGATTGTCTTCCAAATGTTTGAAAAATGACTCTGATGGATAAGTCATATTCAATGAACTCAATGGTTTTATAAGATCCCGGAATCCGAACTTTTCTTTCGATTCGAATTTTTCAATCGTGTTCAGATTATGGATAAGAGTGGAATGAACCTTTAATTGATAGTTTCCGAGTTTATTCATGAAGAGATTATTCAAGACATATTTTTTAGGTGGTATTTTTATCGATGTTCCATTGAAAAGTTTCGTGGTCTCCGGGAAATGGGCGAGCTGATTTTCTATTGGGGCGAAATCTTTGGGATATACACGGAAAGGAAACGTATATGGGTTTTCACCTCTGACATAGGAAACATACCCGGTAAGTTTTCTCCTCAATAAATCCTGACCGCTTTCTTGTATCACGATCCCATTCGCGTTTTTACTTTCCTTGACAAAGTTTCCTTCTTTGTCAAACACCTGATTCATAGTAATCACAGCTCGCTTATCATTTAAATTCATCATATTGGTTACCCACAGGATCTCTTCGTGAGAGTTATAGAGCGGGGTAGCGGAAAGTAATAAAAACCTGGTGAATTTACAGTACCTGACGATTTGAAGAATTATTTTAGCCGACGATTTCTTGGAAGATTCTTTCTTGGCGACAATGTTATGGAACTCGTCGATGACAATCAATCGATGGTCGAATTTATCTCTCAGTTTGCGAATAACTTTCATTTTATTCAGCTTGGTTTCTTCGTCGTCGTTATCCCGAATGGGTTCCAGGTCCATGATTTCGGGAAGTTCGTGTTGGGCTTCTTCCAAAAAGGACGATTCTTGTTTTTTCCGTTTCAGTTTTCGTTTCAAGTTTTTAATTTCAGAGTCACTATAAAGCGCAACGGAATCATATCCCATGAACCGATAATATCTTTTGACGAGTCCTTTTATTGTTTTCACGACACGTTCTCGCGGTAGTTTATCCATTTCCGACAAGTTGATTTCTTTCAACAAGGAATTCCCCACACAGGTATCTAAATTCCACGCGCCATTTTGTACTTGTTTCAATTTATTGGCGTCGAATAGTTGTAGTTTAAAATTATCTTGGACATTGGGCGATGCGATAATCAAGATTTTTTTCTGAATTCCAGTTTGTTTCATATATTGTCTCATTTCTTCGGTTATTCCAATGGCACTGCATGTTTTTCCAGTTCCTAATTCATGGTACAATAATAGACTATTATACGGTGTATCTAAGGACATGAAATTTTTCACGAATTGTTGATGCGGTAGTATTTCGAATTCACTTTGACATGCTTTGTTTGCTTCTTCCTCTATGTTTTTATTGATGATTCCCTCATATTTATGTTGATTGAATTCCTTTTTAGAGGATATCTTTACATTAAACTGTTTATCGTTCAAATCTGGATACAAAAACTCGTTTCCGGATTTTTCGGTCATGAACTCTTCGCGCTCTTTTTTAAACAAGGAAGCATTGTGGTTATCTATAAAAAACGTTTCGGTATCTTCTCGTTTTGAGTTGTCGTCATCACTACCTTCTTCTTCTTCTTCATCGAATTCGTCCTCTACTTCTTTCATGTCGTCGTCGTCTTTACCTAAAAAGTTTGGTTCTGGTTCGTCATTCTTTTTCCCTAACAAATTCAAGGACGCAAAAGCAGAAGACAACATACCAGTGACATCAGTTTTTTTAGGTTCTGGTTCTTTTTGTTCTGGTTCTTTTTGTTCTGGTTCTTTTTGTTCTGGTTCTTTTTGTTCTGGTTCTTTTTGTTCTGGTTCTTTTTGTTCTGGTTCTTTTTGTTCTGGTTCTTTTTGTTCTGGTTCTTTTTGTTCTGG